GGTGGGCTTTTTTATTATAATATAAATATGATATAAATATAGTGGTATAATTTTTAATACATAATGAATAATTAATAGGGGTTTTCATGGAGATTAATCAATCAACACCATCCAGTATTTGGGCAGTAGCACATAACCTCAATACAACACAACCAGCAGTTGACGTTTGGGTGGATGACAATGGTGTCACAACAGCAATAATGCCTAAGCAAATTCAATTGGTAGATAATAATAATTTAAATATTTCATTTTCAGTACCTATTTCCGGTACGGTGGTAGTTAATTCAACGTCCAGTGATGCATATACACATAATCAACCAACAACTAGTAATCAATGGAGTATCCTCCATAATTTAGGTACCAAATTTGTAAATATTGAAGTTATGGTACAATTTAACGGAGTATTAGAAAGTATTACTCCACATAACATTACCAGCATTAATAATAATCAAGTTAATGTTTATTTTAGTACACCAATGTCAGGACTTGCTAGAGTTAGTAAATAATGCAAAAACGTATCCCTATTGCCGTTACTGGTAGATGTATAATTTCTGATGATTTGGGAAATATCATTTTAGATAAAACAAATGCTATTCACCCTATTAATTTATCTCGTATTTTTTCAAGAGCATTATCAAAAGAGAAAAATAGTTTTATACACAAAATCGCTATTGGGAATGGGGGTACGTTTGTTGACCCTGCAAATAATATAAAATATAAATCCCCGAATATTAGTAATTATAAAACTAAGTTATATAATGAAACCTATTTACAAATATTGGATGGTACAAATAATTCCACATTAGTTAGTAAAGAATTAGCATCATATTCACAGACTGTGGTAACAATATATTTGGATAAAAACCAACCATCTAATGAATATTTGTCTCAGAGTTATAGTATCCCTGCCGATAGTTCTTATACGTTTGACGAGATAGCATTATTTTCTTCTGGGGTATCGGATGATTCCCCAACTAGTGGGTATCAATCAGTGGTATTTAATACTCCTAATATCACTATTGATACTGGATTATTAAAAGATACCAATTATGTTTTCTCTATTTTTGTAGATGGTACCAAATTTGATTATACATTAAATATGCCTAGTACCGACCTTAGTACATTATCATTTGCCAAATTAGTAACATATATTAATGATATTCCTGGTTTAAAAAATTATATGACTGTATCTATGTCACAAGGATATCTTAAATTTACTAGCAAAACGTCATCATCACAATCCTCTATAGAAGTTGTAGATTCTTCTGATAATGCATTATGGTTGTTTAAAAATATCACCACTTATCAAAAAATAGATACTGCTGTTAATGGTAAAGATTCTGGTTTACAGAATAATCCTAATAATCCGGATGCTGAATATTCAAGAATGCTTACACATTTAATCTTTAATCCTATCACAAAACCATATGATAGGATTTACACCGTTGATTACATTTTAAATATTAATGTTGTTCAAGCATGAAACAAAAATTACCAATAACTATTTCTGGACATTGTTTAATTACCGATGATTTAGGTAATACACATTTAAACCAAACAAATGCTATTCATCCTAGTAATATGTCTAGGATTATTGGTAGAATTTTGGCACATGAAGATAATTTTTGGATAGACCGTATCGCATTTGGTAATGGTGGTACTTATTATGAAACACAAGCTAGTGTTTCATATTTAAAATTAAGACCAGTTAATGATGGTATAGCCCCAGATACTGCCGAATGGCAATCGAAATTATATAATGAAACCTATTCTGAAAAAGTAGCTGATGGTTCTGGAAATGGTAGTATAATTCCACAATTTATTAGTACCGACCATACTGATTCGGGCATAGGTTGTTCTAGTGTAGATAAGGATAGGATTTCGCAAGTAGTCGTTCATGCTAGATTAGATTTAGGTGAACCTTCTGGACAATTAAAAACTGATTATAATACAAATGATAACACCTTTATATTTGACGAAATAGGTTTATATTCTCGTGGATTGACTAATAAACCAACACATGGTTATCAAATAATTAAATTAGATGCTAATGATGATAAAGGTGTACCGGTCAAAATATATGATTTTGTTATAGCTATAGATGACAAAGCACCAATTTCTATAAAATTTTCACCAAATGATTCTACGTTTACCGGGTTATTAACAGCTTTTCAACAGGCTATGGCGGTTCACAATGTTAATGTATTTTTGGAATATGGTAACATAAAAATTGAAAGTCGTAAAGAAGGTGAAGCATCTAAAATTAATATCATAAAGCAGGGCACCCCAACGGTAACTTGGATATTTGACAAAATACCTGGTTTTGTTAGTATCGAGAAACCAGTTAATGGTAGTTATATGGGTTTTAGGAATAATCATTGTGATGGAAGTTTAGAACAAGAAAGACTATTAACACATTTGATTTTTTCACCAGTGTTAAAATCAGCTAATAGAATTTTTAATATCATTTATACATTAACAGTATATGTAAATCGTACATATGAAAAAGTAGCTATTGATATTATATTGCCACCTAATGCCACTACTACCACTAGAGCACCAACAACTACGACAACAAAAGCTCCCACAACTACGACTACTAGAAAGCCAGTAACTACGACAACACAGGCTCCAACAACTACAACTACCAAGGCATCGACAACGACTACCACTAAGGCAGTCACTACCACTACCTTATATGTTGGACCATCTACTACGACTACTAGAAAGCCAGTAACTACGACAACACAGGCTCCAACAACTACTAAGGCATCGACAACGACTACCACTAAGGCAGTCACTACCACTACCTTATATGTTGGACCATCTACTACGACCACTAGAAAGCCAGTAACTACGACCACAAAAGCTCCGGTAACAACAACTACTAAAGCTCCGACTACAACAACCACTAAGGCCCCAACTACCACTACAACAACTACGAAGGCTCCAACAACCACAACTACGAAGGCTCCAACTACAACAACTACACGGGCACCTACTACCACAACTACTGCAGTTCCTGATTCACCAGGGAATCCAGTGTTAACAGAAGAAGGTATCGATATCGTATTTGTTATAGATTATACATCGAGTATGGGTGGTGTTATTGAAAATGTGAAAACAAATATCTCGAATATTGTTAATTTAATTTCTAGTAAATCTAATATTAACTATAGATTAGGATTAGTATTATTTGATGAATATACTTCATTCGATTATGGTAAAAGTGCAGGATGTCTAAGCAGTCCTGAGTATACCGGATTACCATCATCTCAAAAATATGTTAATAGTAGTTCTGCATTAGGTGGTAGAGTACAAGTTATTACTGCTATGGAAATGATGGACTCCAATAACAAATCATCTTTCATAACACAACTTAACAAAATTAATAAATCTACTTTTGTTATTGGTTATGGAGCTGGTGGACCAGAGCCAGGGGATATTGCATTAGATAAAACGTATAATGATTTTGCTGGAACGTGGCGAGATAATGTTGCAAAAATGGTAGTTTTAATTACAGATGCTACTGCAAGTGGTACTGATGATGCCAATACTTTAGCAGATATTACGGTTATGAAAGCCATTACTCAAAACTATTACAATAAAAACATACGGGTATTGTTATTAACTACATCCAACATAAAAAATAATGCAGACCAATCTTACGTTAATATGGCTGTTAGAACCGGGGGTAGGGTATCAACTCCTATAACTGATGCATCATTAGTGTATGATGCTATAAACGCCATTCCATAGGATATAATTATGGGTTTAAAAATTAAAGGTCGTTGTATAATAAAAGATGAAAATGGTACTATAATTTTAGACCAATGTAATGATATCCATCCTGGTAATATGGCTAGAATGATTGCTAGAGGGTTAGCACACGAATCAAATTATTGGATTAACAGTATAAAATTTGGTGATTTGGGAACATATAAAAATGTTGAAGGTACTGTTGTTCATAAAACACCTAATGATGGGATAGTTCCAGATTATTATGGATGGAAATCTGATTTATATCATGAAATATATCGTGAATATTTAGATGATTATGTACCAACCTCAGTTAGTAAGGGTTCTAAAGCTGATTATACCTCAGACCCCAGCAGCATGCCAAATGATATTAATGGTCCTGGAGTTGTTAGTGTAGAAGATGGTACCAAAACCACAGTTTTTATTAATGTAATTTTAAATAATAATGAACCTAATAATCAATTCACCACTGGTCCAGTTTTTACATTTGATGAAATTGCTTTATTTTCGGGAATATCAAAAAGTGCATTTTCGGGGGTTCAATATGTGGATGTTAGTAAAAATTATGATTCTGAAGATACTGGATTAGATAACGATAAAACATATACCTTTGATGTAAAATTAGGTGACGATATAAAAACTATAAATATAACGACACCCAAAATAGGAACTGGTAATGATGCAAAAATATCCTATCATGATTTGTTATTATTGTTAAATGATGCTATGCAAGATACAACAACTTTTATTAATACTGTTGCTGTTGACGTGGTAGAATTTAAAAATAATGTCATTACACCAATTAAACTATAGAGAAACAAACATATGTATATTGCCTACAAATACAATCAATTAACAACTGCTTCTGATGTAAAAAAAGTTTTAGCAGATTTAAAGATGATACTAACATATTCTGCAGGGACATTTGATGCTGATGGATATTTTAATACCATCTTTCACGATGAGATGACATCACAATTATCAGATATATGTGATAAAACTTATACTTTAAAGACTACCTCAAATACGATTTCTAATCCACCGTTAGCCGACCAAATTATTCCGGCAAATAGTTATGTTAAAACCTTTCCTGGGTGGACAGAAACTACTGGATTAACTAGTACTGATGTTGAATTCTATATAAGTGGTTCTAATGGAAAAAATTTAGTTATTGGTTTAACATCACCATTACTTTTCGGTACGGGTGCTATTGCTGTTGATAAAATAGCTTCTACCGTATCTATTAAAGCCTATGAAAAAACATCTGATGGTAAATTAAATAGTTCATATGGATTTGCAGATAAGAATTTTATTCAACCAGTAATATATGTTGCCGGTGGAATATTATTCATATCCGCAGATGAATCACATTTATTAATATCTAGTGTTAATAGTAACAAATATGGTTGGACTCCTGGGCTGGGTATAGTAGATTTTGACCCATATGTATTTGAATATGAGGGGGTAAGTGTTGGTTCATATTTGCAATCGAATCAATATCCAAAATGGGTATTCTTATCGATGAATGGTGCTACTAATATTTCAACACCTAGAACATATGATATTAAACATACTACCGATTTGGTATGGTTTGATGATAGTGCCTATATTGGAACAGCTACAAAACCATCATCATATCCTCCCGCAAAAAATATATTCCAATTAAAAAGCCAATATATTAATTCTGTCTTGTCACCATCTGGTATGACGATTCCTAAAAAAACAATGAATTATAATTTTACTCCTGCTATTGTTTGTGCAAGAGTAGGGATTCATAATAAATTGGTAAAAGTAGACAATGACCCGGATAAATACGACCCTTTATATTATGATATTGGTGGTGATGTATCCACAAAATGTCCAATATATATGATTGGATTGGGTAAAGCATTGGATACTATTGATATTGTACTACCTAAACAGGATACTATTGATACGACTGCGCCTGACGATAAATTAGCATATGATACCTTAAAATATGGTAATTATGTGGTGTGGGATTCAGCATCGTCATCAAAAACACAGTTGAATACATCATCAACATTTAAATATATTGTAAGATTAGGTTAATAATATGTATATAGAATTAGTTTTCAATGATTTTGACGGGTTTGTAACGGGACATGGAACACCGGATAATACACCAGAAAATGCTGCTGGTAAAATAGCTACACATGCACGAGCATTAGATACTTTTAAAGATATTATTAAATGTTTGACCTGTGTAAGTTTTGATGGGAGTTCATCCACATTGGGTCTTAGTGCTAATGTACGTGATACTTCAGTATTTGTACAAGATGATGCAAAAAATCCAGCCCTTACTTCATTTTTAAAACATACCTCATTTGGTCCAACTTTAACGGATGGTGTATATGATTATGAAGGATGGACAACATGCCAAAATATTACTACTAGAGTTTGTGATACTATTTTGCAATTTGATACTCAAGATACTGTGTACAACGAAGATGGTACTGTAAATACTACAAACAGTATTCCAGCATTTTTATATGTCAAAATGACATATACTGTTGATGGGGTATATGATTTACCTATTGCTATGACATTATCATTATTGAATAATGGGACTACCAAGCCTACCACTTTAGCTCCAGATTTGACCGGAACCATTGACTCTCATAAAGGTACATTGTCGGTTGGCAATGTTACTTTTGATACCACATCTTTCAAATTGATTATCTCATTATCATCTAATCACCTTTATATGACGGGCATTTCTAAAAGTAAAAGTATCCTTGCAACAGAAACATCATATGCACATGCGGCATTGTTATTAACAAAATATAAACCTATGGATGTATGGTATAATACTCCAGTTACAGCAAATCAAGAATTGATGGCTGGTTGGAAACGATGGGCATTTATGCGAGTATATACCCAGACTCCAAAATCAACTCCAACATATGGGTCAGTATTAAACATTTTTAGTAATAAATCAAAAACATTAGTATCAGATATACCATCGTGTAAAATTAAATGGTCATCTACTATGAATATTATGCATTCATCAACATCGGACCAAGGAAAATTACCAATATTTTTAATGTCTGATGAAGCTAAACAACAAGCTATGTATATGCAACATCTTAATATTACTAGTGCTAGTGGTTTAAATTTCACTGGTGATATAACATCCGAAAATAATATTTATTGGATGCATGGCATGTCTGGACAGTTTGAGGATATTATTACTGATGTATTTGGTCGGTCATATAAATTATTATTAGTTAATTATAGTAATAGTACGGCTATGACGTTATCCCCAATTTCTGGAAGTCCTGCTGATACTAAAAAGATTACATATCCTAAATTAGCTATACCAATGTTCTAATTATGTATATTGCTTATCAATATAAAGCAGCCTTACCACCCGACCCTTTTAATAGTGATGCATTAACTATCACTAGGGTCAAAAATCTTGTTGTGCAAGATTTGGCTACTATTATAACCAGTATATCATCTAAATATGATTTATCAGATGCTTGTTTAAATGTTAATTATTATGGTACTGATAGTGGGTGGGTTACTGATACTGATAAAGAAGATATCGATTATGAATATCATATAAAATCTACTAATAGTGAAGAATATTATCAAAAATTTATTACTATTAGTACGTTAGATGATACTACTACTGATACATATGGTTTTACTAGAATTTCTAATGCTGATGGAACCACATCATATTCGGATACTAAAAATTTAGTAACGTTAAATTTAACATTACAGATGTATGATAGTACTGATACTTTGTGTACACAATCAAAATCAAGACCATTAAAAATATATGCTGAAGGTGGAACTATACATATTCATTTAAATAAAAACCATTTAATGATGAGTAGTATTAATACATCTAATGATAAGTATTCTTCACCTATTGGTGTTGCAGATATAGCTTCTACCGATATATTACAAAGTGCCTTTCCTAGATTTATATTTTTTACCTGTAATACATGGGGATACACTGCTACTTTACCCACTCCAGTATATTCTACCAGAAAATCCTCTACTACCACATATGGTGCCGCAATATCTAATGATAACGAATATGAAGTAGATATTTACGACAAGGTGGGAATTATAAATTTTTATAATCCAGATTCAGCATCCCATAAATATTATTATGGTAATCATGTGTACGTTAGTGATAAACAGTCATCTAATTATTTATTTGGTGGCTCAATATCGGAATTAGGCAAATTTTATGCTCTTCCTAGCAGTTCTATTTCTGCAAAAATATATGATGAAATTACTATGAACGGTACAACATATATAATATGGCCTATACAAAATAATGATTTCTCAACGTCCTATATGCGATTACTATTATTAAAAGGTTAAAATAATGTATACCGAATATCAATTTAACAGTATATATGATAGTACTATTGCTGGTAGCGAAGTAGGTACATTACCAACATTAAAAAATAATACTACTATTGGGGAGTGGGTTGATGCTAACGGTTATGCTTTTGATGGTACCATTCCTGATAAAGTAACTGGTACCGGAACCCCTTCATGGTATAGAGTATATACCAGAATTGGTTTGGGACAACCAACGTATAATTTTATGGTTAAACGAGATACCATTCCTAACCCAATGCCAAGTTTTTTAAAAGTTGATATTGTAAAAGTATGGAGTGCAACCTGGGTAGATGTAAAGATTAGTTTTGCAGTAGCTTACCAAACAGTAGAAAAAACATCAAAATATAATGATACTATTCAAATGAATGCTGATTCTATTAATAATTTATTATCTGATATTACTAATATTTTATCAAATAATAATTCATTATCATCCCAAGCTATTGTAAATAATAAAACTAATACTGTTCCATGTACGTGGACAAAAGTTAGGGAAGAAACATATACGGCAAGTTCCCCGCAATATGGGAAAACTGTAACAACAAAGTATACTTATTCTGAAACTGTTATGGAAGATTGGCCAACCGTTAAATCTACGTATCCTATAATACCATATGGTGCTGGTTTAGAATATGCCCCTGTACCTGGGAAAAAATACACATCATTAGCTCAAACAACAGCTACATTATCTGGAAAAACCTCATCAACTGTAACGAAAAAAGTAACAGTAAAAAATAGTGCATCAAACATATATGTAAAATATTATTATAAATTAGGTACCTCGACTGGTTCTAATATTGCCCCATCTGGTTCACAACATATTTTATATATTGAAGCATGGGATGGTGACCCGACTAGTTCTGGTAGTAAACAATTGTATTCTGATTCTATAAATTATCCTCAGTATATGCCTAATATTGGTGGAAATTCTACATTAACTAAAACTAATCAAGACACCGGTACATTATATATTAGTGCATCTGATAATCATGTAGCAATTACCAGCAAATGGAAAAATTTGCCTACATCCATAACAAATTATTATTATACCTATTTAATTTCAAAATTTGCTCATACTTGCCCATGGTTGGACACTAATTCAAAACCCTTAGTTGGTATTAAGATTTATCCACAAATGGATTCTATGGCATATACTGGTCGTTTTTATAATCCTTTTGATGGTTCTGCAACATATGCATCATCTGCACGGTTTGATATGTACAGTCAAAAAACATTAGGTGATACTACCTTAATTTATGTAGACAGTACCAATACTAAACAATTTATATTGTTACCAATATTAATAAAATCTGATGATGTTGGTGTTTTTGGTAATGTATCAACATATAGTAATGTATATAACCTGGTAGGTGTTGGTAAAACCACAATTAAAGATGGTAATGAAATAACATTAGCTGATGGTAGTAAATATATTAAATTTAAGTATCATGCAGTGAAGGTGACCTGATGAGTGATGGTTTTATAGTTGATTTACCGTACAAATTTGAATTATTTGACGGTACCATAACCCCTTTTAGTCTTCACGAACCATCTAGTTATCTTGGTATTGGTATAATTGATTTACCAATAATTCAAAATAGTACATCAATAATAGCTGACCCTCATTTGGGTATTGGTATAGTAAATGAACCTATTAATACTATCATACCTGCTAGAATATCAGCTAATAAACTAGGTATTGGTATAGTTGATGAACCTATAGTTAATATTAACTTTGGGGCATTAACACCACCATATTTAGGTATTGGTATAGTTGATGAACCAACCATATTCAATAATTTTTCGTCTTTAGCACCAGCATATCTTGGTATAAGTATTGTTGATGAATTAACAAAATTCAATAATATTGCCACCTTAGCTCCATCATATTTAGGTATTGGTGTAGCCGATGCTAAATCAGTTGTTAATAATGTATCATCATTAGCAAGCAGACATCTTGGTATTGGTATTGCTGATAATAAGTTAATAAATGATAATCAATGTGGTACAGAAACATCCAGAAATCGTGCTAAAAAATTAAGATTTGTATGTGAACAAAATAAAATAGATATTCAAATACCTAAAACCCCACCAAGCAATTGGTTGTTCAAAAATTTAAAAGCATTTACCGTTGTCGAAAAACCACATAATGTTAAAAATATGGACAACTGGCTTGCCGATAATTTGCGTAAAGATAAGAATAATCCTAATAAACCGGATAAAGAAGCACCACGATTATTAACCCATTTAATATTCGACCCATTGGATAAACCTGCCGTTAGCACATGGTATTTGACATATACTTTAGAAATTGAAGTAGAAAGCACCGATAAATTAGATGTTACTCATATTGCATCACCATCAACAACTAATATATTTGAGTATAATTCTACTATATCTTCAACCATATGGACTATTCATCACCAATTAGGATTTATACCAACAGTAGAAGTGTTTATTAATAATGTAATCTATACTCCATTATCAGTAACACATATTGATAATAATACAACTGTTATAAAATTTAATACTACAAAGATGGGTATGGCTAGATTATACTAAAAAATATGATAAAAAAAGCCCCTCGAAGAGGGGCTTTTTTATCCATAACTATTAATATGGTTCACGTCTGATTGCTCTAACATGACAAACAGTTTCTTTGACCTCTGTTACCGCACTCGATGCATAATCACGACAATGTACCTTTAGAGCAGTTAGAACACTACCATCATCGGTAGAAGACCAATAAAACCCACCAGAATATGCAGTATAACTTCCAGTACCACCATTAAAAGTGGTAAGCCATTCCATTTTATTGGGACCAGTCAACAGTGCTTTTCGATTCACACTCATAACTACTAATTCATCTGCTGCTGGTAAATACCAATCAGAATATCCATTTATGTCTAATCTTGAACAATACCATGCTGCTAAGAATCCATCTAATATACTCTGTGATGTAATTCTCGTATTTTCTGGACCATTTGTACGTGAAATCGTATTATTTGTTCTATTACCTACCGATGAACCTTTATTAGTTATATATTGCATATTAAGTTCAGTTGATTTTGGTGATAGTATTAATCTATATTTAACACCACCATCTGTAATATCACCTATATAAACGCCACCGTTATAAACGTCACCAATAGTAGTTGGTAGGATAGAAGCCACAGAATTACTAGTACCTTTAGTTATTATAGTATCTCCAATAAATTCCATAATAGTCATCGATGATATTGATTTATTGGTAATATCAGATGATTGATTTACGAACCATTCACCACTAGCATCGTTCCCATTTACTTTTACAACATATGTTACTTTATCAGTGGAAGTGACACTATCTATAAAAGTGACACCATATGGCATAGAATCGAATTTAGTCCCATCTACTACACAAAAATTTGGTAATAATATGGTATTGTTTTTATATAATGTTCCTATTGCAGTACCAGGTTTATCACCATTTGATAATGTTAATGATATGTTTATTAAAAATTTAGATTTTATGGATTGGGGGGTTATAGCAAGGGACAATCCAGTATCAGTAGGGGTGATACCTTTACCATTTTTAATAGCATCATCGGTTATGCTATATGATTTTAAAGTAGGAGATGTTGATGTAGATTGGTTTGCCGGAGCATTAATTAATTTATCAATTTCGCCAGAAATTGCATTTTTGAATGGTGTTGAATTCTTAAAAATATCCATTAATGCTGATGCTGATGTATGGTCATCAGAATATTTTTTATTAATAGCATCATTATTAGTTGTTACTAAATCTACGGTAGCCTTATTAGCTATTACATTATTACTAAAAGTAATATTACTTCCAGTAATAACAGTAGGTAATACAATGTTTAATGGTACATATGGTGAAACTTCGGCTAATAATGTCGGGTCCGTATCGTACCCTATACCAAATGGACTATCATCAAATCCTGGGGAATTTGGCGGTACATAATTTTTAGCAAATTCTAGTACAAACCATTTTAGATATTCTATTGTACAAACCTTATTTTTATCAGTGAGTTTTGCTTTATCATAGAATGTTGCTAACGAACTTATTTTAGGTAAGTATAATTTTCCAGATACTGTACCACCAGTTAATGGTAATAAATATTTATTTAATTCTGCTATGAGACTTTTAACCATTGGGGTAGTATCGTCTAATAATGCATCTGCGATTTTTTTCAATAATCCATCAAGTCCACCGGTACCATAAAGACTTTCCAAATATTGGCTATCTACAATAGGAACCCATTTGTTAGTTTTATATAAATTTAAGGTGGTTGAATAATTATTATACCATAATTGACCCTCAATGGGTTTCAATGGTCCAGAATTATTAACACCACCACTACATGTATGGTCTAAAAGTTTTAATAAATTAATCCATAATTCCGCCCCATAGTTTACTGAACCCTGACCATATAATTTTAATATGGTATCAGTATTAATGGTGTTGGTTTCTATTTCAATGGGACTTTTTGATGTATCAGTGTATGGTATAGAATATTTCATATTGGTATTATGCATTGACGGTGGTAATTTTTATATATCCACATTGACCATCTTCATTGATGCCAACTGTAGATGCGACATAGGTGGTACTAGTTTTAGCAATACCACCATATCCTGGTGTTCCTTTTAAAGATGGGTACATATTTAATGATACCGTAACCAAACCGGTATTTATATATGATGCGCCTTCACTACCGCCACCGCCATATGTGTTTTTATTAGCAGACGTGGTAGTAAAATTACCACCAATACCCATACCTTTCCCATCAGTAGCATATCCACCGCCACCGCCCCCACCGCCCCCACCATCTAACCCGGTACCTGGGGTTTTCCCATTTCCATTATCAGTATATGTGACAGTACCAGTAGTTGGTTTTGGGATACCATTAATAATTAATCCTGTAGGTATACCATTTGAATCTGCCCCACCGCCTCCACCGCCACCGGCAGCTACTAATAATACAGTTCCATCAGATTTTACAATTGCTGAAGAACCACCACCATAGCCACCTTCACCACTAAAACCATCTGGACCAGATGACCCACCATCCCCCCCATTATTAAAACCACTACTGGATTCTCTAATATCTAAGGAAAATGCTTGTAGAACATCGGAATTATAGGCATATAATTTAACATAATGATTACCTTTAGAAATATTAGTACATTTAGAAAATACAAATTTATAAGTAGGTACATCTACAATTAATACATCATCAATTTTGATGGTCCCATAATTATCGATAGATGATGAAACTATATATGGTGCATTTCTAGGGAATGATGCCAAAAAATTAACATTGTCTATTTTTGTTGACATGTTACTACCCCAAACATTATTGGTGTTTATAAACTTTGACCAATTGGTATTTGTTGCAGGGCTTCCGGTGAATAAACCAGTAGCTAATAATTTGGGTTTATTAATAATATTTGGTAACGTAGAATCATCAGGATTTCTAAAAATACTTTTCTGTGTAGACTTGTAATCCTTATTAGAGGAGCCACCACCAACACCACCACAACCTACATATATTTTTAATACTTCTTTTGGTGTTACCGTAATAGTAGCTGACATTTTAACACCATGTCCACCATTACCACCTTTTTTAGAACCACCACCATGACCACCAGCTCCTCCGCCAGCACCAATAATATCAACAGAAAGTTTAGTGACACCATCGGGAACAGTATATTCATAATATTCTGCTGTTGGGTTAGGTATTTTATATTCAATGGTAGATGATGTAAATGGTACATTGACAGTCGGTGCAACATATGCAGACGTATTATTAATAAAATTAGTATCTTGGTATTCTAAAATAGTCATATATGATATGCCAGTCTTAGAACCATCGGCAGATTTATTGGTATACCATTTACCAGTAGACAGTTCATTATAAACTCGAACATCATATGTTACTGGGGATATATCGGTTGTAGAATCAATAAAAGTAGTACATGATGCAATCAAATCTGAATCAGACCCTCTATCAATAATGCTAAATTTTTCAATTAATGCATTACCATTTTTATATAATCCACATATTGTCGCCCCAGGTGTTGTGCCGTTAGATAATAATAACGATACATTAATATAAAATTTAGAATTTATAGATGCCGGGGTAATGGTTATGCTTAATGGGGTAGTATATAAGGTTGTAGATGGTGCAGTAGATTGTTCAGATTTATCATATATTGACATATAAGATAATACTTCACTGACATTTACAGTAGATGCAGTAGTATCTGAAGAATTATCTGGATATATTGCCAAATTATCTATAGCTGATATAAAGTCAGCAGTATTATTAATTTTTGAAAATAGGCTAGTTTCTGTTAATAAACTATCAGCATATTCTTTATTAATTGCACAATTATTAGAAACTGATGTCGGTACTAATACTTTGGCAAAAGCTAAATCTGCAGATATATTTAAAGTCTCTCCAGATATAATAGTATCTTCTGCAACGTTCAACGGTAAGAAATCCCCAAGATTTGAAGCATTAATCACACCATCATCAAATCCTATCCCAAAACCACCATCATCAAATCCTGCGGATAATGGTTTTTGATAATGTGTTATATAATCATCCACAAACCATTCTAAAAAACCATTGGTTATTACCTTTTGGGTATTGTTTGGTAATTTTTTATAATCGGCATAAATTTCATCAGGTAAATATAAATTTCCGGTTAATGTCCCTCCGGTCAATGGAACAAATAATTTAGATAATGCAGCTATTAACTTTTTTATATTATCACTTTGTGGTGATTTTTTTAATTCTGCAATAATATTAGATAATAAATTATCAATATCAGAGCCGTATGTAGCTTGGAATTTTTCTAAATCGATAATATCTGACCATCCAGTAGTTTTATATATTCCTAATATTTTGTTAACATTATTGTACCATAGCATACCCTCTACCGGATTTAATAATGTAGAACCATCACTGGCATAATTTTCTAATAAATGTAATAAATCAGTCCATAATCCTTCCCCATAGTTACTATGATTATAACCATAAAATATTAATGGTAATGAATCATCAACACTATCAGGAAGGATTGTTAATGATGTTTTTGTATCATTAGAATAATCAATTTTATAAGACATTATATGGTTCTCTTCTTACCGCTCGAACATTAAATTCGGTGGTTTCTGGATTGTCGGTATGTGCTTCATTAGATAAAAGATGAACTTCCCACGCAGCTCCGTTACTATCCTCTGATGATGACCAATGGATAGACCTAAGAATACTTGCAAAACCATTATTGGTTGCAAATGGTGTAGCAGTACGATTGGTATACATTACTTTTAATTCATCATGTGCTGGCAAATACCAATCGGTATATCCATTAAGTGATAAATTAGCACAGAATTCAGCAGCTATATGACCTGGCGATGCTATTAATATTGCGGTATTTCCGGGACCATCAGTTAATGATGTAACCCCCATCTTAGTATTACTTACAGTAAAACCTCGCCATTTAGCTAGACCACTACCTACAGATTTATTAGCCACGATAAGTCTATATTTAACCCCATTATCGGTAATATCACCTAAATAGAATCCACCCTTGAATTCTTCCCCGATTTTGGGGGAATATAACGTTGTTGTCGTGGTGGTTGGGGCTTTAGTAGTTGATGTTGTGGTAGGAGCCGCCGTTGTTGTACTAGTGGTATTACCGGCCACCGTAGTAGTGGTTGTAGGAGCTTGCGTAGTTGTGGTTCCCGCCGCAGTTGTAGTAGAAGTAACAGTATCCACACATTGAATATCAATATGTTTAAAACTATTTAAAATTGTTGGATAATCTGGTGGGAGTGTAAAAATATTACTATTAACGGTAAATGCACAGACAACATTACCATTACTAGGTGATAATTTTCCACTAACATCAAATGTTATCTCTGTATCGGTACTAGATGTTTTTAGGGCAACTACATCAGTTACAGTATTTGTCCCAATGGATTCAATTTTAAAAATATTACCAACGTTAGAACCAAATACGAAATTATTATTAATGATACAATTAGAGCAAGATAATTTTATAGTTCCAGAGAATACATTATTATTTGCCGATATTTCAGTAAAATCAGTTACAACCGTCCAGAATAATGATGGTTGAGATACTTGATTAAATTCTAAAATTGTCATGGTAGAAGTTACAAAATTCTTCTTATTTGCAGATTGATTAACTAACCAAATATCTGTTCCACTTTTAGTACCATTAACTTTTATATCATATGTCATATCACCGGTACCAGTAGCCGAATCAACAAATGTATAAAATGTTGGAAATGCATCATTGTCAGTTTTCTCTACTATTGCAAATTTATCTACTAGTGCAGTATTATTTTTATAAAGACCGGCAACAGCTTGGCCAGCTTTACTCCCATTAGATAATACTAAGGATATTGTAATTAAGAATTTAGAATTGATGGAATGGGGTTTAACTGTTTGTGATAGTACTGTATGGGGAGTAGTATCATTACCAGATAGTTGATTAGAATTAACTACACAATAAGATGATAATACTGCAGGTGTTGGTGTTAATACCACAGTTGTATTTTCAGGTTTTACCAATTCTGTAGTTACTGCATCAGTTACTAATTTTTTGAAATCCTCATTACCTTTGATTTTAGATACAATCGATGCTGTTGATAATGAAGTATCATAATCTAACCGTTTAACTAAATCAGTATCATTAACGGCTGAAGGAACGACTAAACTATTATCAAATGATACGGTATTGTCAATAGTTATTTTATTACCAGAAACTGTTTTAGCACTGGTTAAATTTAATGGAACATAGGTACCAACAGAATCATCTTCCCTAGAAGAATTTCCAAAAATATCAAAGTATCCTTCTTCTGGTTTGTATGTTTTTGCAAAATAATCTAAGTAACTTTTTAAATATCCTACTGAAAATGCTTCATATAATTCCGGTGGATTATCATATTTTACATATGGGTCATTCGATAGATATAATTGTCCTGATAATTGTGCTCCAGTAAAAGGAACATAATATAATGTTAAAGCATCTAATAATTGGTTATTATCTTTTAATAATTCAACCAATTTTCCGATTAGACCATCCATACCATCTAAACCAAACATGGCTTCTAGGTATTCAATATCAACAATTTCCACCCAAATATACTCATCTTTAGTAGATACATTGGTATTTTCTGGTGTTGCAATATCTAAAGTTAATGGAGATTTGTTTACTTTTTTATATATTTTTAATATTTTATTAAAACTATCGTACCATAATTGACCTTCGGTAGGATTATCTGGTCCAGTATAATTAGGACTACCATTAGCAAAATTCTCTAATAAATGTAGTAGATTATTCCACAAGCCTTGTGCATATTCTTTTCTACCTTGTCCATATAATACCAATGATGTACTATTATCAACCTCATCGAAAGGGATATTAAAAGATGGTTTGTTTAAACCATCTGTATAATTAATATAATATGTTTTTTTTGTCATGATTGAATAGTTGAATAATTAGGCATGATAATTATTTAGGCACCTTTCTTATAGGTCTTGTCCACATTGTATTACTATCCGCAACACCATTGGTAGGATTAAAAAACGTTGTTGAGCCATCAGCCATACTAAATATTTTTTTCCAATAATTATTTGAATCAGTATCTGTAGTCCAATATACTAGAGGGAAGGAAACCACACTAGCTAAATTATTTTTATAATTGTATAACATGGTAAATTCAGCTACTGACGGAATTACCCATTTATATAATGCATTGCCGGAGACCGCCAAATTATCACAATGAGTAACTGCAGCAGAATACGTGATTCTTCCTGATTCTGAACTATTGGGGGAAACATAATAATTATATGTTGCATCTTGCCCAAACCAATATCCACCCTCAAATAAGGTAGGTGTTGGGACAGCCGTTGTTGATGTAGTTGGTGCTATGGTAGTTGTACTAGTAGGTACTGCAGTTGTTGTACTAGTAGCTACTGCCGTGGTAGTGGTAGTAGAACCTGCTACTGTTGTGGTAGTAGTTGGAGCACGAGTAGTAGTTGTAGCTGGAATGGTAGATGATACAATATTAATATTATAAACTAAGGAATCCGAATCTATATAACCTGCTACCCCAGTTATTTGTGAACTAGCAATACTAATTTTCGATAATACTCTAGTAGCACTAGTAGTACCAGAATATGAGATAGTTATTGTATTATTGGTAGCATTAGAATTAACATGCAATGTTGCATCTGATAATGATGGTGTCATCGTCACAGATGGTATAGCAATATAGTTAAAACCAGTTGGTAATGATGCCGTTAATGTTCCGGTGATTAAACCATTTGCGAGGTTTAGAGTATCTGTCCATATGATTTTTTTCACAAATGTTTTAGAAAATTCTAAAATTTTAGCATCTACATATTCTCTTGATGCTGCAAATTTAGGATTTTGGACATCTGTGTTATATGTTGGTAATATAATATTGGATTGTGATATTTGGGCACTGGCCGCAGTCCCGTCAACATAGGTAGCATCTAATACTTTTTTTAAATAATAACCACCATAACCAGCATCTAAGGTTGCATCAAATGGAGGAATATCAAAACCGATTAATGTTGATAAATCTAAAGTATTCAATTTATTAGCAACATAACTTTTTAAATAGGATACAGATACAGCTAATTTATCATTTTGTAATGGGTCATTAGTAGCATCAGTATTATATGGATGAATATTTAAAGGTCCGGTTAATGTTCCACCAGTAGTTTTAATATATGAATCACCCAATGCCGTCAACAATGAACTAGTTGCTGTATTAGTAGGGTCAGATAATGCTGCGGTCAAACCTGAAATAATGGAATTAATAACGGTAGGATTAGATAATGAATTAGCATCTAATATAACAGACCATGCATAGGTTTTTGGATTTGTCGCAGGAGCTACTGCTTTATATATTGATAATAATCTATCAACATTATTATACCATAATTGACCTTCAATTGGATTATTAGGGCCTGGACCAGCACTACTAAAATTCTCTAACATATGTATTAGATTATTCCATAAATCCTCACCATAATCAGAATTTCCTTTACCATAAAATACTAAATCGGTATGGGTACCATCTAAACTACCTGGTCCATCTTTTTTTAATTCTTCGATAGTAAATGATGTTTTGGATGTGTCAGAAAATGTAATAGTATATGTCATAGTTTTTCTATAATGTTAACTGAAATCTATATTTATCATTGGCAGAAACCAATTACACAAAAATCTATTTCGGTAGTATCGGTTAATGTTTTATCTAATACAATAGTAAAAGAATTTACTTTTTTATCAGTAACATAATAGTAGTATTTGTGGGTGGTTGCGGTATTTGCAGATGTTGATGATGATAAGGTAACAGTATAACTATCATTACTCATAACTTTAGGTAACATTATCACAATTTTGCCACTCACCATATCTTCACTTTTAGCAACCCCATTAAGAGTAATAAAATTATTAAATGCGGTTACGTTGTATTGATATTTGGCATTTGAACCAGTAAATGACGTTGATGAATTATTATTAACATAATCTACGGTTGCCGCATGATTATCATCTTTAACATCATTAGATATTTCTAATGAGTTATTTAACGTTCCACCAGATTTTGATAATAAACCATCAATGGATACTGCTTCATGAGAAACTGCTACCCAATTAGGAGTATCATAATTTTTACCAGTGTTAATTTTCATAACACCATTTTGACTATCGTACCATAATTGACCCTCTAATGCATTTTCAGGTGCAGTAGCATTAGAATAGTTTTCTAATTTTCTTAAAATATTTGTCCAAAATGATGGTCCAAAATTAGACACATTTTTACCAAATAATGTTAAACAGGTATTAAAATTATATTCACCATCCATTAAAAATAATGGAGGTTTTGATATATTTGAAAAATCTACTTTAGTATAACTCATGATGAAAATCCCATAACGACAAATGCCAATGAATCATATGTATTATCTACAATAACTTTAAATCCATTAATTGTTTTAGCATATGAATTATAATTTAATACTGAAGATTCTCCTCCGGTACTATTTAATGATAATATAATTGCATAATTGGTATTTGCCATAGACAGAGGAAATGATATAGATGCTGTTAATGCCCCTGCTTCTGGATATATTAAACCATGCATTATTGTATAACCGGTGTCATATTTAATATATGATATACTTCTATTCAGTTCTGCCGAAAATTTATATTTTTTAGAATCAACATAACTTCTATTAGCAGCTAATTTATAATTAGTAGTTGTTGTAAGGTCAGGTAATTTTAAAATACCAGTCATGGTATCACCAGAGGTTACATATTGTGATACATTAGGAATAGCTGGATTAAATTCTTTCCATATGGTACCATTAAAAAACTTCAATAGTTTTTCTTTGTTATCGTACCATATTTGACCCTTAGTAGGTTTATATGGTGAATATGGACCGGAGAAATTTTCCACCATGTGTGCTAAATCGGTAAAGAATAGTTTACCAACTTCAGTATTACTAAAGACAAACAATGATAGTGAAGTATCTTCGTTTACTATTCCACTAGTAAGTATTAATTGTCTACCATCTGCATGTTTTAAAATATATTTCATTTTGTCCACCCTAACAATATCCAAGCATTACCATCAACAGTAAATGATGATGTTGTTTTATTCGTGATAGAATAGAGTTTATTAGAATTTGTATTGTTGGTAGTAACTACGACATAATTAGTATCTTTCATAACAACAGGTATACTAATATTTCCACTATTCAATCCTTGAATTATGACATAATTGTTAGGATATATTTGCCAGTTGCAATAATCATTACTTCCAGAAATAATTCCACCATGGAAATTATCAACATATTTTTTAGTAACCGCATGGTCACTATTCTTACTAAAACCATCATAAATGGTAGTTCCTGGAATATCATCAACTAATGTTAATGAGCCTATTACATTTGAACTATATACATTTAAATAATTTTTAGTAGACGTACCATCAGCCGCAACAACTTGATTCCATGATGATGCATTATTTTCTGGTGCAATATTTAAGGTTTTATTATCGGAATTATACCATAATTGTCCTTCTAATGAGGGATATGGGAAATTATAATTACAATAATTTTCTGTTAACTGTACAATGTTTTGCCAAAATGGATAATTGAAACTATAATCATCTTGGTAGATATTATTCATATCAAATAATGAAGTAATATCATATGTACTTTTTGATGTATCCGACAGTGTAATTTCCATTATTTCCACCGTCCAATAGCTGTGAAGTTACAGGCAATAAAATTACGCCAAAATAGATATGTCAAACCGGCACCAGAGCCACCACCATTATCATTATATGCAGATAATCTAAAACCATCAGTTTCTTTTTCGAATACACTAAATGTCGTTGGTGCTATACCAGTAAAATCATTACCAGTTGTTACTTTGCTCATTTCAGTCCAATGCGCATTCCATAAAGAGGTATTCGCAACATTATAATTTTCAGATACTGGTTGGTTATATTTTGACGGAATATATGTAAGTTTTAAATCTGATTCTTTATTTAAAATCTCACTACCTCTAAATTTATAGAATCCTGGATACTTTATACTAAAATCTTTCCATAACCCACTTCTACGTACATTATCACATGATTTATATGTGAATGGTGCTACTGCAGGTTTACCACTAGGAACAGTTGGACTCAATGTAACGGTGGGTACTTCTTCAGTAATAGAAACAGAATAATAATTATTTGTAAATTTAATACCATCTGGAAATGTTATTTTTGATAATGATGATGCCCATCGTCCATCGTCTTTATATGAAACACCAAAATTTCTATAAAATCCGTATACCATTAATGTACCATCTGGGAATTTAGTATATGATATCAATTCTCTATCTTTATTATTTAATTTTTCACCATCGGTGAACGTTTTATCAGGTGATGAAATAATATCGGTAGCGGTAACAGATGTTATGGTGTCACTAGAGGTAACAGATGTTATGGTGTCACTAGCAGTAGTAGTTTCAACTAAACCAAATTTATAATCTACATATGCCCTGGTTGCGGCTCTGTTTTTATTAGTATCAGAATATCCAGTTTCATCAGATGCCAAATATAGTTTACCATTTAATGTCCCACCAGCTAATGGTAAATAACTTGGTGTACCTATTACATCTTTAGTTGATGCGCCGGTTATAGTGTCAGTACCGGAACTCCCAGTAATAGTAGACGTAGCAGTATTAGTAATTAAACCAGCCGTCAAAACTGCACGAACATATCCTTTGGTAGCCGCAAAATTATCATCACCAGCTACTACCGCAGTAGTTTGAGCAGGCAATATTAAACTATTGTACATTGTCCGAGATTCTTCTGGACTAGTGGAAGCTCTTCTAATATATGGGTGATTTGCACCTACTGGAGAACCAGTAGTATCATAATTAGCTAATGCTACAGAAATTGAATCAGCAGACACCGCACCAGTGACGGTATTAGTACCAGTAGTTGCCGGATTAGCTGCTAAAGCTGTAGTAATTTTATCAGTAACGACAGTATCTACTTTAGTATTTACATATCTTACTGATGCCGCATAATTACCAGGAATAGTAACACTAGTGCTTAATCTTACTACCCCAGCAACGGTGGTGTACCATGAATCATTATTCTTTAATACTAAATCACCAGTTAATTGAGGCGTTACATCTGATGTTAAATATCCTACCAAATCACTTTTAGTCAAATATTGTACAACCTCACCACCAATATTATTACTAAAATCATAATTGGAAACAATATTCTTCCAACCATTACTGGCCGCCGTATCATCAGTACCAACAAATATTAATAATGATTTTTTACCAGAATGGTACCATAATTGACCAATAGTAGGATGAGCTGGAGCCTCAGTTGATGATGCAAAATTCTCCATAATATGGAGCATATTTTCCCATAACCCAGTACCATAATTTTTGTGACCATATCCATATAATGTTAATGAGGTATTACTATTATTAACAGTATTTTCACCAACTAATATATCATTTTTTCCAGATATTGCACTATCTGTAAATTTTATCGTATAATCTCTTAAAGCCATTTATTAAACTCCTACCGTATAAACCATAATACCCCAATCTGTTGGGAATGATGTAGAACCACCAGTAATATGATTTACTACACATTTTATGGTTTGCATATCAATCTCTAATTCTACAAACTGTAAAGAATATTCAAAAATAATACCAGTTGGATTAACTAGTGTTAGTGAACAATGCAATAGTGAAGTATATGGTTGTGGTAATTTTATTCTAATTATTTTATTATTGTTATCATTACTAACCATCCATTGCTTCCCTACTGCCCAACCAGCATTTGCAACATAATTTTGTAATATGCCACTATCAGTAGAAGTGTACAAAGTCAACCATTGAGTTAATAATGAATTCATAAAGGTAGGATTTTTAAAATATCCTATTCTATAGGTATTATTAAATACTTGTCCTTTATTAGTAAAAACCGTTGATAAATTTGAATTATTATTTGCAATTTTATCTTCAACATACTCACGAGATGCTGCATGTAATCTAGCATCACCTGCATTAATAACTGTAGCAGTAGTATAACCATTGTATCTAGGCAATACCAATTGACTGGTCATAGCATTAGAACCATCTACCTTTACTACTTTGGTTTTATCATATACGTTATCACCAGTAGGTAATTTACCATCTACATAACTTTTAGCATCTGATAATGCAGCAGATGATTTTTCAATAACATATCTACGTGTTGCCGCATTATTAAAATTGCCTACTGCGTCAGCAGCAACCAGTTCTGTCGATGATGTGTTTTTGAATTCTGATGGGATTATTAAATCTTTCAACATAGTTCTATTAGTAGCATTTGCATCTGAACTTCTGTCAATATATGGTAAACTGGTGGCTGTATTATTGGCAACTGCAGCATCTACATATTTACGTGTAACAGCATAGTTAGAATTAGTACTACTGGTAGGACTATTTAATGTATTGTTAGTAAATTCAGATGGTATTGTTAATGGCTGTGTCAATGATGGCGAAGTCTTATTGAGATAATTTGTTAATTCAGTATCTAAATCAGATTGTGATACTAAGCCAACTGATGAACCTTCGGTAAGAACACTTTTCCAAAAATAAGAATTATTATCTCTAATATATAATTGTAATGATTTAGTTGATGGTTTATACCATAATTGCCCTTCTGTGGCATTATTAGGTCTTGTATCAGAACAAAAATTCTCTAATAGTTTTACCATATTGCCCCATAAATCGGTTCCATATGTTAATGAGCCAATTCCGTGCAATCTTAATGATGTTGAAGTATTAGTTTCAGTAGCCGATATTACAATAGGATTCTTATTGGCTACTGAACTATCAGTAAATTGAATATTAAGTATAGGGTCTGTCATATTTCTACAAAGTATAGGTTAGTTAACTTTGTATATTTATGAAAAATTATTAACCCCCACAATATCTATAATAAATGAATCAATATCATGTTTTGGTTCATAAGATACCTTTTGTTGATATGCAGTAACATTAATGGATTGACCCAATAATTTAACTGGTGGGATACCCGATAATGTTCCGGTATTCTGGTCAATTCTTAACCATACCAATCCTAATTTATCATTATCCGTAATATAAAATTTATCATAATTATACTTCAATAATGATAATGTATTATTCTTGCCAGCTACCCAGGGAACTTCCACAATATCTAATGATACCGATTTATCCACGACAATATTCATATAATCGTAAACAATGTTCCCATTATATTCACCTTTTATAGTTACTTTATTATCTGATGGTACTAATGGTGATTTTCCAGTTAATGAATACCCATCATATTTCAACCATGATGGTAAATTAACCATAGTCATTTTAATAGCAGTATTAGGAAGACTAAAAATATTGGTTAGTTTATACGATACTAATTGATTAATACCAAATTTTAAATCTTCTGGTGGATTAACAGTAACACCATTAACTTTATAAACAGTATTGACAGTATCCGTAGGATATGATGAAACCGTAGTAACTGGTGGAGTAACAGTATTCACGTTAGACTTATATGTCTTTAAAGAAAATATATAAACCATATCAGATGATGCATACTTATAAACATCTTCAGTAGATAATAAATGAGAATCCATAATGGTTATGGTATTATTATCAATAACATTATACTTACCTACTACATTACTAATAACCATTGCATTCTTACCAGAACCCGATACACATATCGCCGCACCACTAGAATAATTAGAACTATTCAAAAATACAATATCTCCAACATTTATTAAATTATGCCAATCCCCTACAGGTTTATTTCCATTATATTTTAACATCCAATCACCATTCCCTACCATATTAGCATTAGGATTTATGCTACATAATGGTAATGATGTTTTATTAATGGTAGCAATCGTATCCATCAATGACCAATAATTATCCATACTCCATGTCTTACCAACAAATGATTTGGCAATATCCACAATATTTTTAGTATTGTTGATATAATCTGGTTGTGTAGCTATAGAAGCACTATATTCAGTCAAATCTAAACTATGTAAATATACATTCATCCAATCTAATGAGTTAGCATATGAAACATTAAATGTATTGGATACACCAACAGTTAATACACTTAAATTATTTTTCATACTGCTAGTTTGAAATTTTAAATTGTTCAAATATCCATATTTTGCATTATAATAAGTACCATTATTATAGGTATACATGATACTGCTACCGGTAATGGTATTAGGAAAATTAGTAGGTGTGACCTTATTCCCACCATAAGTAAAATAACCATATGATGGACTTTCTTGATTACATGCATTGATTATTAAATATTTTTCCGTACTCTTACTAAAATCAAAAATATCAGTTATTTTAATTTCTTTGGATGTATTAACTACCATCCCATAATTCTTGGTTGTTATCATAATTAATTACCATTATTAAATTCATAAATTATTAAAATCTGTTACATTATAAAACTATTACTACCATTTAGCAATCCTCCCTTCGGGAGGATTGCTATTATCCTATTTACAGGTAAGGATTATTAACCAAAGCATTATTATAATTTTCATGATACTCGGATGCGTCATCTTTCCATTTATCTTCCATATTCCCCCAAGGATTTCTATAATCCATAAAATCTTCACCATCACCACTACCTACAATAGCTGGGGGAGCATCATAAGAGTCTTCATTTTCAAATTCATTTATAAAATCATCTTCATACATTAAAGCATATGCCTTATCTTCATATTGTACCAATTCTTCTAAAATTCTCAATAATATGATATGTGCTGAAATAGTATCATCAGTACTACCATTTCTGGCAGCATAAGAACCATTTCGACGTATGAAATGTTTCATCTCTGTAACAGTCTGTGCAGACCGTACTTTAAGTTTACCACCTTCAAAAAGATTTTTCAAGTTCATACAGTGTTTAGGTTTAGATTTTCCAGTAGTAGCAAACCCTATCCGTTTCTTACCAGATTCGGACAATAATTCACCACAGTCTACTGGATTTTCATCAGCCTCATATAATGCAATAATAGATTCACCCAATCCATTATTTTCAAAACTCCAATAAACATTCTCGACCCTCTTAGCCATTAAACATTTTAACATATATTTCAATATGTTATATACTGCAGAGGTTGATGTTGTATTAGAACGAAATTCTGCAACCTGTTTCAATTCTGGAAAACTATACATGACCATTACTGTAAAATCTGACCCTGACCCGGTAGCCGGGTCCATAGCTATCAAATAGGTATTATTCCTTTCTAATTCTTCGTACCACAATATTCCTCTAGCATCAGGAGAAGGTTGCTGTGGTACCTTATAAGATGCTACAAATATAGAGGAGAATAAGAGAGGGTCTGAGGAGATGAATTCACATTCATATTCTTGGCGGAATTTTAAATCACCGATTTTGGCAATCTCATCTTCTCTAAATTTAGCATCCCTTCCAGGCATTTTATCCCAAGTGACAAATAGATTCACGAATCCATTAGAACCGTTTTCTGACCCTCTATACAATTCCGCAAATAAATTATCTGAACCATTAGGAGTAGATGTGATAATACATTTACCACCAGAATTAATTACTGGGGAAATAGATGTCCAGAACAATTCTGCAATATTTGGATTAACGAATGCAAATTCGTCCATGTATACCATACTAATAGCGAAACCACGACCAGAGTTTTCTGTAGTAGCTTCAGCGATAATTTTACTACCATTATCGAATGCTATCGATGTTTTATTCCAATTATTTTCATTAATGCCGGGTTTTAACCAATGTGGTAAATGTTCATACATGAAAATTATACGATTAATCATTTCTTTACTACCTGCTGATTTATTAGAAACGATTAAAATAGTTTTGAGTGGGCTGAAGATAGCATACCACAACATATATGCACATGAGAGCTGACTTTTCCCCATTTGTCTGCTGAGGACTCCAATGAAATAACGATTGTGATGAAACATATCCACCATTTCTTTTTGGTAATCATATAATGCAAATGGTACTAAACCTTTAATTGGATGTACGATTTTGCAATATGTTTCTATGAAATATTTAGGGTCGGTAGCACATAACAGCATTTCTTTTACTTGGTCTCGTGAATATTCGTCAACGATGCCTGATTTTTTTAACAAAATATTGGATGACATAAATTAATTCCTTTTCGTAATTTATTGATTTATAAAACAATATTTATTTTCATAAATTACCAACATAATATTTTTTATTAACCGTACTCTTCCCCGATTGACAAACAAAATAAATATGGTATAATGAAATCTCATTTAACTAGATACAAAGGATTTAAAATTATGGCAACAATAGTAAAAAAAATACCATCAGTAGAATTTATTCACGAATGTTTCGATTATGATAAAAATACAGGTCTTTGCACATGGAAATCGCGTCCATTACATCATTATGCGAATGAACATGTCATGGAACGAGAAAATAAAAAACGTGCTAATACTGTTATTGATGTTCAACCACATGCCAATGGTTATGTACACATTGTATTAAACGGTCAACGGTATTCATTACATAGATTGATTTGGAAATATGTGACACATAGTGACCCTACCGATAGTATCGACCATATTGATAATGACCCATTAAATAATAAATGGGATAATTTGAGAGAAGCATCATCATCTAATAACAACAGTAATAGAAATACACAATTGAATAGTGATAAAAAGAAAGGTGTGTCATATAAAAAATCCACTAATCGTTATCGAGCACAAATTAAAAATAACGGTGTTACTTATGAATTAGGTACATATCGTACAGAAGATGAAGCATATGCAGCATATTGTACTGCTGCAAGAGAATTGCATGGGAAATTTGCGAATTATGGAAATCATATGCCAATATTTAATGAAAATGCAGGTAGTATTTTCGATAAAAAGAAAAAAACATCTAATGAATTATCATTAGATTATATAAATGAATGTGTGGAATATAACAAAGAAACTGGTGAATTGATATGGAAAACAAGACCAGTACACCATTTTAATACTGTTGGTAAATGTAATGAGTTTAATAATAAGTATCCCGGAACCATTATTGTTGGAATTTCTGGTAATGGGTATATTTCATTTAAAGTTAATGGTATAAAAAATTATGCACATCGCGTTATTTGGAAATTGATGAATGGTGAATATCCTACTAATACAATTGAACATATTGATGGTAATAAACTAAACAATAGATTCGAAAATTTGCGTGAAGCATCAGTAGGTAGAACAAATGATGCTAAAAAAACAGAATTAGCTGATTTATCATTAGAATATTTAAAAGAATGTATTGATTACAATCCAGAAACTGGTATAGCAGTATGGAAAGAACGCCCATTACACCATTTTAAAAATAGTAGTAATATGATTACTACCAATTCACAAACGGCTGGTAAAGAAATTAATACCATTAATTCGCATGGATATTATAGATTTACTATTAATTATAGCACATATCTCTTACATAGAGTTATTTGGAAATTAATGACAGGTAAGGACACGGATAAATTTATTGACCATATTGATGGTGATAAACTTAATAATAATTGGGATAATTTGAGAGAAGCCACCCCTCGTCAAAATGTGCAAAATATTGGTAAGAAATCACATAATACCACAGGATATAAAGGTGTCCAGAAAGTTGATAATAATACTTGGAAATCTGTCATTAGAGATAATAATGGAAAAACAGTTAGTCTAGGATTCTTCCCAACTCCTGAAGATGCTCACCAAGCCTACTGTGAGGCTGCTTCAGCATATCATGGTGAGTTTGCAAATTATGGATAGCCTTTAATAAGATTTACTATTATTAAAGGCTAACAACTATAAGAAAAGCCTCCCTTCGGGGAGGCTTTTCAACAATATTTCTACCATTATCAATTATTAAGTAATTGTTTTAACAATTCGTTACGGTCAATGATAAGATTATTATTGGTAATATTTTTGGTAGATGATGCAATAATATTTTTATCTTTAGATTTTTTCAATTCTGCTTTAGCTTTGGTAGATTCTAGTGCAGTTTTTAAAAAGTTATTAGCAACATCTAATACCTTATGATTAGTAGCCGGGTCACCGCCACGTTCAATAGCTACAATTTGATTAGAGTATGCCTGTAAGGCAGCATTAAAGATGATTTGATATTGTTCTTCTATTTCAGAATCTTTGTTATCGTATAATTCACATTCTGAATTATGTACAACGGGTAACGATTCTTGTTCGATGACGGTAGTACCATCTTCAATATCAAATAGAGATTCAAATGAATGATTTACAAATTTTTCAGACATAATAATACATTAGTAAGTAAAATGAATATTTATCTGTAAAAATAGTGATTATGAAAACATATTTTTTTCTGTAACAATTTGGAATTCTAAACCATGTTGTTTACAGAAGTCTTTGGCTGCCGCCCATTTGGCAATATTGACACTATATTGAACATTTTCATATAGTCTATTTTTTTCTGAACGTGCTCTAGTCTTTCTGGTTTGGGCATGTGGTTTAACTTCTATGATGATTCTTCTAATTTTATTAGATTTATCAACATATTCTACGAAGTAATCTGGATAATATTTGTGAATTTTATTATCGGTGGGTTTTATATAGGGTATTGCGATAGTTTCAGAAGACCATTTTAGAATTCTAATATTATTATCAAGGAATTTATGCATAGATAATTCCCAGGAAGACATATATCTAATTTTGGTAACATCGCCGATATATTTTTCGGGATTTTTAGGTACGTATAGACCTTGTTGGAATCTGGCCATTATCTATTTGTATAATTTGTAAACTTTTTATCATATTGTGCCCCGTGGAATGTTTTAGAATCTGGATACAATGCTTTTAATTCTGGGAAGTCTAATGGATTATTTGGAATATCTGTTTTAATACCAGTATTTAAGAAATAGTTATCATATATGAAAGATAAAGAAATTGTGCTACCATCAGTTTCTGCCATATTTAATTCTGACATAGACACCTTTTCGATTTTTGGATTATTGAATGTATGTTTATCCATGGTATTAGACATGTTGTATAGATGATAAACGTTAATAGATTGAATAATATTAGTATTATCGTATTGGGTGTAAAGTCCATATGAAGCTGACGAATTTTCAGGATTCATACCATTTTGTTCTAGTGTTGTAGTATATTGTTGATTGAATAATGGACTAATTCGTCTTAAATAGGAAACGACAAAATTCATTGATTCATTTTGTACATCATCATGTAATTCTACGGATACTGGACCATAATTTGTTTTCTTTGGAACATTTGTTCTGAAGTTATAATAATTAACTTCTTCATATTCTATAGAGATTTCTGGTCTATCGAATTTTTTTGTTAATGATACAAAATTACTAGGTACATCTTGGTCATATTCTGAATAGAATATAAATTCTACAATATATGTAAATTTTGCCTTAGGTGGGAAACTATTTAATACTTGGGCATAATTAAAACTACTAGATAATAATCCAATAGTTCCATTTGCACTGGTATAATCATTCGCAGCATCTGGTTTATTAGTATTGGTAGAATCGGCAGGTGGTTGTGTAGGATTGGCATATGCTAAAGTAGTGGGTGTCACTGACTTTATTAGAGTTGCTTGGGCATCTGAAATGATATTCACATCATTGGCAACTTGACCTAATGGTGAGGTATTATATTTTAATGCTTCATTGCTAATATAACTAGATATTTGTTGAACATTATTTTCTGTCAATGACCCATTTACTTTTGCATCAACGATTCTTGAGGCTGCATTCTTTGCATCATCAATAATAGTTTGTTGTGTAACGGTTAAATATTTGGCGTTATTAGTATTGATACCAAGATATTCCAACATTTCTTTCGAGGCTGTATTGGTGTAAGTAGTTTTATCAGTCTCTAATAATTGTTGACTATTATTTGGTATAGTATTATTAACAACGCCAAGTACAGCAGCATTGGTAGTTTGTTGAACAATATCTTTTTCAAAATTGTTAAGTAAACTAAACATGCTCATAAAATTTTATAATCCGCCGATTGCCGAATTACTAGATTGGCCATTAGAGGTGAGTAGGTTACCAAATATTTGTTGCGCATGGTCAATAGACAATGTGATACTAATAGTAACAATACCACCATCAGAATAATCCATATCGCCCCAATCAATATTTTTGAACCAGCAACCTGAAAGGTTCCATTGTTCTACATAATCATCACCACCATCCAACATTTGAAAAGAACAACCAAATTTATATTCACTAGCGGTTCTAGCAGTACGCATTAAAGGATTAGAACGTTGGCCAATCAACATTTGTTGATTTTCAAATAAACCTTGCAATTTTTTAGCTGCATTGTTGGTAACATCATCTTCAATGGTCATATTAATATCACCGAATGAATATTTTGATTGTGCTACTTTAACAACTGAGTTATATCTATGTAATTGTACTTCTTCCATAGATACTTTTGGTCTATCAAATTTTGTACATTGCATAGTGAATGCATCACGAACAGATGCATCTGAATTGGTTGCAGATGATATACCAGGTTGATAAAAAACCACTTTCCATCTATTTTTCATTTTTGGGTGATACACACCCATATTTGCACTATCAATACCGATATCGAGTATAGTTGCCATATTAAAAAAACTCCTGAAAATATAATTATATAAATCATATTTATGAAAAATTGCATAAATAAGTAATATTAAAAATTGTACAATTTTTCAGGAGTTTTATTATGGCATTATTAAGCCCAGGCGTACAGGTGACGGTAACAGATAAATCTATTTATACTGCTACCACCTCCAATACTGTGCCTCTATTTTTTATCGCAACCAAATATGGAAAGACCCAACCAAATTCAAACGTCCTAGCGCAAGGTACGATTGAAGCTGGGGTTCCGAGATTAGTAACATCATTAAGAGAAAGTATTGAATTATATGGTGTACCAGTTTTTTATCGTGATGTTTATGACCAACCTTATCATGGTGATTGCAGAAACGAATATGGTTTATTAGCATTAAATCAATTTTTAAAAGTTGGTAGTCGTGCATACGTTATTCGTGCAAATATTGATTTGGATGATGACGTTGAAAGTTTGCAATTATTATGGGAAAAATCTACGGTTGATGCAGTAAATGTTGCTAAACAATTGGCTGGTCAAGAGTTAAGTCAACGTAACAATGGTGATACATCCCCAGAAAAACAATTCTTAGGTGGGCATGAATTATTCACCTTGACATCAGATTTGATTGATACCACTACTGGCGAAATTCGTACTACTGCGGACTCAACATTATCGGCAGCACAAAAAGCAAGCATCGTAGCATATCATGCCGGTGTAGCTAGTAAAGAATATTATAATGATATTTTAGATGAAATTATTGATGTAGCTATTGAACAATATTCACAATCAACAAGTTCATTCAAAGATAGATATACCAATTCAGCTAATTTAAAATTCAATTTATCAGCAGTACTAGGTGGTAATTTCTACAATACTATATCAAAAGATGGTTCTAATCCTGATGGAATGAAATATACTTATTTCAAATATCAAGACCCTATCTATTCTACAACATTGACCGGTAGTTCTGCATCATCATATACATCAGATGTAAAAGTTCATGATATCTTATTAGAAGGTGCTAGAACTATTCACACCCAAGTAAGAACAGCTATTTCTGACATTTTAACTAATGACTCTTCAAAAACTACTCCATTCTTTGGTACTAAAGGTTTATTAGAATCTAAATTACATCCATATTCATTGGGTTCAGTAACAGTTAGTTATAATACATTACCATCATCATTAACATTATCATTACCTTCTGGTTATAATGATGTTTTACAAATCACTGGTTATGTAAAAAATGTATTTTTACCACCTGCTGATGCATCATTACCTAATGCTACAACACAATCTGTAGCAACAGTAGATTATGTTGTATCTGGTAACAGATATCACGGTACTACCATTGTTGGTAAATTTACTGGTATTATCAAAGATGTAACGAAAAGTTTGTTATATGCCAAAGAAGTAACTGGCAATGTATTCAATTTTACCAATACTGATGGAAAAGTATTCACTATTTTCTATACAGATACACTAACTTCAGTAACGACCAATATTGGTGAATTAACTGTTGCAGCAAACACATCATCGCCATTAGTTGGTAATGGTACTTCAAACTTTGGCGGCTCATTAAATATTACTAATTTTGTTAATACTAAACAAGGTTTGAGTGTTGCACAATTTGGTAGTTTGGTAGATACTGCATTCCGTGATTATATTAAAACTGATAGTTGGTTTTTTGTTACACATCCATCTAATGCATTGCAATCTGGTAGTTTTAATTTAACATCTAATAATACCGATGCTACCCGTAGATTAGAAGTAGTTAGACGTTTAGCACAAGTAATTCAAGATAATGCTAGTTTGAATATGGATATTAAACCTGAATTTGGTAGTGATATTGCCTCTGAAGGTTATGAATTCAATATCATGTTATGCCCCGGTTTTCCTGAAGTAGCGGATGAATTATTGACATTAGCTGATAGAGTTAATCAAGAAACTATTGTTATTGGTGATGTTCCTATGGACTTATCACCAAGAGATGCTATTAGATGGGGACAACAAGTTAATGAAAGTTCTGTTGTTTCTACTGGTAATAATATTCGTTCTGATAACCGTGGTTTGATTGCATATTACTATCCACATGGTTATACATCTAATTTAGATGGTTATGATGTGTTATGTCCATCATCAGCAATGGCGTTAACTGTCATGGCGTATAGTGATAGTATTGGTAATGTATGGGCCGCACCTGCTGGTCCTAACCGTGGTTCATTATCTGGTATTTCCAGTGTATCTGCGGTAGGTTATGTTAATACTGCAAATGGTGCAATCGGTACATCTGCGGCAACCTTCGAACGTGTACGATTGAATCAAGGTATGAGAGATAGTTTGTATAATGCATGTAATATCAATCCTATTCATGATTCGGTACAATATGGTATTGCTGTTTGGGGTCAAAAAACCAGAGTTAATTTAGCATTCAATTCATCTTTAGACCGTTTGAATGTTTCCCGAATGGTTGCCTATATTAGACGTGGTGTTAGAAAAATAGCATATAATTATTTAATGCAACCTAATGATGATATTACTAGAAAAGGATTGACATCAGTTGTAACATCATTCTTACATAGTATTCAAGTAGGTCGTGGATTATATGAATTTGCGGTACTATGTGATTCTTCTAACAATACTGCCGATATGATTGACAGAAATGAATTAGAAGTTCAAATTGCATTGAAACCTACTAAAACAGTGGAATTCATTTACATTCCAATCACATTAGTAAGAACTGGCGATTCTATTTCAAACTAAGTAGATAGTCATAAAAAACCCCGCCAAGGCGGGGTTTTTTTTACTTTACAATTTTTGTAATATCTACGCCACTATTCAAATATTCATTTAATTGTGGTTTTTTACTATTAGAGGAAAACCGTTTATCCGATTCTAGGAATATCCATCTATTTTTAATAGAACTATATTGATATAATCTAGGTGGGATAGGGTCAGATAATTTACTATAGGTTAATCTATGATAATCACCACTATTAGGTTTTTTAGGATATTCATCACCTTCCGTATATGGGGCATTATTGGGAGGCATAGCATCTTCTAAACCATACCCTAATGGGTCAGGATTTAATTTATTAAGATTAACACCAAATTTAGCAGCATTATCAATAATATTAGTAGGAATTGTTATGGTATCATTAATATTTGCCCCAAATTCGGGGACATTGGTATTAGCTTCAGCTTTAACATTATTAGATACTTTCAAAGCTGTTGAATTATAGGTATCTAGTACATTTTCAAAGAAATCATTATTTAAGTCACCAACAATATCCATAGTTTCTTGAGATGCTAACATAGGTTTTGCAATAACTGAGTATATTGTAGATTGCCAACCTGGAGTAAATCCTGCACTATCCCAACCAACATCTGTAATTTCAAGATATTTTCTAACAGGATTCATATTGATATCAAATTGTACTTCACATGGTATTTCTAAAATATCACCAATGACGATAGGTCTTTTTAATTTATTGATGGTTAAATTAAACCCAAATTTAAAAGTATATTGGTCAGATAATTGAATACCATATTGTGTTAAATCTGTGGTAATATCTATTAAACTATAATATGCTTTAATATCAATGGGGTCCATAGAATAGGCACGGTCTCTATTTTCCATAAAGATACTATCTTGGATATTGGTAATACTTGTTTTTAGATATTCGGATAATGCAAATTTTTTAACAATCCACAAATCATTTTCGGTACCAATATAAACAATAGGAACTATTCTCCAGTATCTAGCAGGAAATGATTGTTTAATATCTAGCCAATGTTCATTTTCATCATCATGAAGGTTAACTAATGAAACACCTTTCCATGATTTACCATCTTCCGAATTTTCTATTCTAGCTTTAGTTATTCTATTTTTAGATAGTTCACCTTGTTGAATGAATATAGAGGTGACATGATATTTTTTCTGTGTATCAATGGCATATTTTGTACCACCATCTTCATAAAGGATAGGACCAAAATCATACCCTATAAAGGTATCTGGTGAACGGGTCCCACAATATTTAATAGAACGCCATTCGGTACAATCATCAGATTTTAGATTTAGGATAGGATAATCAGGATATTCACCATTAGTTATTAATTTACCATCTAATGCGGTTAATGATTTTTGTTCATGAATTCCTAATAATTTAAATACTTTAATAGGGGTGCCACCGATGATAAGACCTTCAGTGACATAATCATTCATTAATCTATTAGCTTTATCATCATTTGATAATTGAAAAGCACTATTTTGGAGTATTGGTTCGGGGATATATCTATTATAATTTGTCATAATTATCCTATTACATCATTAATAGATAACATAATATCGTCTAAATCGGTAGAGATTATATCAGTATTGGTAACATCTAATTCTGAAATTCTGATATTAATTTGTTTAATAAGATTATCTCTTAGCTTTGCAGGGGCTGTTAAATATAAAATCATATCAAAATTCAAAGTATGCATAACCATTCTACGGTCAGTACCCATAGGATAGTTTTCATCATTATTGATACCTACTAATTCAACATTAGTAATTCTACCACCATCATAAAGGGCATTAGAAGTTTGGATTTGAATAGAAGGATTAAACAATAATAGAATTTGTTCTAATATTTGTAATTGTTGTTCCATATTACTAGAATATATGTGTAAATCTAGTGATAATTTGAACGGCATTGGCATAACTTGGTTGACAGTTTTGGTATCATCTGGGAATACTCCACCACGAGGAGTATAAGCCATCGTTTTAATGGTGTCTATGCCCTTGTAACGGTCTGAAGCCATCGATATGGTACTAAGGTATGCCGCCATGATAGGAAGCCTGGTAGGGAGGTTCTGGGTGTTATTTGCAGCTATGGATTCAGCTACCCTATCCATACTACCATATCTTATGGGAACAATAATATCTTTTATTGTTCCATCGGACGATTTTCCAGTCTTTACAATTATCCCACGGAAGATTTCCATGAATTGGATAATATTTCTTTTAAACTGTTGACTATAGAAATATTCCATTATTAACCCCAAACGATGGTTGATTCTAACCCGATATTTTCAGGCTCATTAGCAATGAAATTATCAATATCGTAACGGCATTTTTCAAACAAGTCATTGGCTCTTGCCACTAAATCCCCACTATTGAGACTAACTGAACCTCCTGCACCTGGAACATTTGAATATTTTCCACGAATATTGGCAAGCATTAAACATGCTTCCCCAAGACTCCAATGTAATATCCATGTTCCTGCTATTCTATCTACCAATAATTCATTTTCTGTACGTTCGATGGTTGTATCTAATATAACTCTTTCAACACCACCAACATTTTGATAGACATCCAATCTTCTTGAACGTTCATTAAATCTACTAACAATTCTAGTAGCAAATAAAGTATCCATCAATTCAGTATATTCACTGACAATATGATATGATGTTAAATCAAAACCCATTGTAGGATTATACATCCATTGTAATAATTGTTGAGCATAGATACCATTACCACTGGCTGAACTCATATATGAACTATTTCTACGATAAACAGCTTGTACATCCACAATCTTATTATAACCAATAGTAGCATCCGTTAAATAATATTGTTGAACATTGTTTTTTAAATCTAAGAAAAATAGGGCACGTTCATAAGCACTACCAGATAATTTTCTAAATGATGATAGACCTAAGTCCACGGCTAATTCTAATTGAGATTTATCTAATTCTACTGATACTGAGGGGTATCCTAATAATCTCATAATATTATCAATAGTATTACGTCTTTCATCATATGAACCATCTGTACCTACACCGACTTGTTTATATAATGGTTCTGATTTAATACTATCAGTACCTTTAACAGGTTCTTGATATTGTCCTCTGGGTGAGGTATAGTGGAAAAGATTAGAATTATTTTCAAAAGTATCTAGCATATATAGGATAGAGGTACTACCTACCGAGGTACTAGAAATTTTAATATCACCATTTTCTAAAGTACAGATAGCCTTAGGTAGAATTTCTTCCCAAGATTTATTGAATTTTAATAATTTTTTTGTAGTGGTGTTAAACCATAAATCATTTAGATTAGGTTTTAGTGATGATGTAGAATACATTAAGGATTGCCAGCTAATACCATTCCAGACAGATAATGTATTTGTTGAGGTAGTAAACCAGTATTGACCAGGCAATAGAGTAGTTGGGTCATAGGATAGGTTACATCCCTGTAAGTCAATCCATGACAATCCATTATACAGCTTATACAGCTTATTTATGGTATTTTGATAATACACACCACTTTCTAATTTTGGTTCTGCAGAATTATCAATATAATCAATGGCTTGCCATTGGGTACCATCCCAAATTTTCAAAGAGGTGTCAAACCAAGCATCACCTTTTTTGACTTTTGATAGGGTAGGGTCTTCACTATTAGTCGTGAATGAAATACTGACCCATTGGGTGTTTAACTTATCATACGTATATAATTTTTTACCATCATACCAATACCATTCATCACCGATAGTAACATCATATTTAAAGGTAATAACAGAAATTGGTAATAAGTCCCATACTGCTGTTAACGTGTTATATTGGTAAACATTTTTACCATCATACCAATTTTTGGTGACACTAGTAACAGGCTTAGTACCAGTAATAATATCTGTCAAAACCCATTTTTTATTAGTTAATTGATAAATTTTATTATCTTTTAACCAATAATAACCATTTAGGAATGTTAATGGATTATTTTCATTATAGAAGAAATCAATATCTTTCCAGATGACATTACATTTATCTTTAGAATATTTGGAAAATTTAGTACCGTTATACCAAATAGCATTATTTTTCAATGTTTTGGTTAAACTAGGGTCTTTTCCCTCATAGGTGGTAACCGATTTCCAAATATATCCATCATATCGGTAAGCATTAGTACCATCATACCAATAATCACCATCTACTAAATCTAATGTAGGTTTGTTATATTTAATAACATCTAATTCGTTCCAAGAACCATTATTCCACTGTGATAAGGTATCATCCGTAATCCAATAAGTACCATCAGATATTTGATTAGGTGGAATATTCCCAAAAGAGCATTCTTGGGATATATCATTAATACCATCAAATTTATATAAGGTATTGTTTAATATAGATAAACCATTTTTATTCTTAGGTTCATTACCAATATATGGATTATCCACTTGTGCTATTTTAGTATTGATGCTATCAACTAATTCTGCATATGTGGTGGCGTTAATGGGTAAAGTATAATCTTTAGTATCGATATAAACATATAAATTGGTATCAATATCAATAACATCTGCAGGTAAAACACCTAATTTAACAATATGATATCCTGCTGTATTATTGGCATCAATGTTTAATTTTAATGGTAACTGATATGAGAATATTGGGGCACTATAATTGGTAACATTATCAATACCAAAACCAGCAATATAATAATCTACATTATCAGATAAATCGGTAATGGTAATAGAATTAGTAGTTTTATCATTATAGAAACTACCTATGACTAATGAATCACCAATACGGTCACCAACATGTTTACTAATATCTACGGTATTATCATCTTGATATTTTTGATGATTAATAGGTTTAATAGTTATTGGTTTATTATCTAATAGTAATAAAATACCATTATAATATAATGGCGGAGCCGTAGGATTGTCTAAATTCTGGGGAATAGTCCAAGAAATGGTACCGGTGGTACCATTTCTGTTGAATGATAAGTCTATACGGTTGCTATCATCCGTTAAACTGTTAGGCGAATCTTTATATGGTGAATTAATCATAGGTATTTTTTCATAGATATTAAAAATAAATATTTATGAAAAAATGGAACCGTTGATTAATCGCTGGTACCTAAAACATATTCAATAGTGACAGGTGTTGTAGATGTGGTGGAAACGTAGAAAGTATCTAATGCTCCACTATATGAAAATAACTTGGTCTCAATAGCATTTGTCATATTATCATTGTTCACAGATACAATATCATCAGCAATTAATACTACGGTAGTAGCCTTACCTAATGTGATTTCAGCAGTAGCATTTGAAATATCTAAACTACCATGTATATAAGAATTGAATGGTAACGTAGTTTCATCTGATAATAATGCTACTGAATTCACTTTACCACCACCACCAATATCGTATTGTAAATCGGCATTGAATTTTACTACTAATGAGGTAGGATTACGAATTGCCATTAATGTTTCTCCTTTTAAATATATTATTTACTTTTTTGAAAAATATGATATGATATTGTCTCCAAATAGGAGAAAATATATGAAAAACATAAATTTATATGAAATATATACACAATCCAACGGTAAATATTATTCTACTTACCCAGCATCGGATGGTGATATTTCAGAATTAAAAATATTATCCTATGATAAAATTATCATCAATGATGAGGATGATTTTAAAAAATTAACAAGAACGGATTTGTTAAAATATTACCCTGATGGTGACACCTTTGATGAATGGTCTTATTATGAACCTAAAAACATTACTATTATTCAAGGATATGAAAAACATTATGAATATGAAGGAATAGTAGAGGATACATTAATAACACAAGTGGTTGAACGATTCTATGATTATGATAATTTCAATATTGGATACTTTTTAAAATTACCTTATACCTTATACTTTGTAAAAATATTTGAAAGGGTATAAAAAACCCCTCCGAAGGAGGGGTTTTATCATAATGTTTTTAATAAATCTAAATTATGGACAAGAATATCCTCATTCCATTTAATTTTTGCAATATGTTTAGCATAGGCTAAAATTTTATCAGATGATGCATCGAAGGTTTTTTTAATATGTTCAATCATATGATGGTCTTGATGGCTAATATTGGCATGACCATTTAACCATATTAATAATAATAATTTCATATCAGTAGGTGGTCTATTATTAATAAATTGCATCAATCTACCACTATCACTAACTTGTTGTAGATATTTATGAAGGTATGTTACTAATGTATGGTCTATAGATATTAATACATTTCTAATTTTTACTGTTTTATCTTTAATAACTTCTACCAATTCTGTAGGAGAATCAATATCCATCAATTCTGTTTTTAGATTTCTATAATCTTTATTAAGAACCATATCTAATACTTCAATATTTTGGTATTTTAATAATACTGATTGTATTGGTTCACTATGGTGCAACCATCCTTTACCGTACTTATCATGGAAACCATCATACCCTAATGCTCTTAGAACGGTATTCCATTGATGTGAAACATGTTCTGGATGTAACTGTTGAGCAACATTATGGGTTAATCTCCAAAATACTTGAAACTGTGTTGGATTATACACTTCATGTTTAGCTTTTTCTAAGGCTGCATCAACATCAATAAGATGAGAATATTTTGCATGTAAATTTGCAGTATCTTCTTCTAAATTTTTATATTTTGATACATCTACTAATGGTTTATCATATTTAAACAATAATATGAATGGTTTCTTTTTAGAATGTGGAAATTCCATAAAGGATTGGGAATGGTCTACTTTATAATGTTTCCAAGATTCTTTCAATGGGTATGCATATATCCCTAATGGTGTTTCTGATACCTTTTCACCATTATATACTTTTTCATTAGGATTGATACCCAATTTATTTTGATTTGAAAAATGAATATAGGCATGCGGGTCACTTTTATAATCGGATAATTGTTCATATGCTGACAATCTTAGGTTCAATTCTGGATTTTTTCTAGCTTCAAATAATTCTACTAATTTCATTGTTTAACCCACTTGAAATCATATTGAAAGGTATCTAATTTACCATTAGGTTTTAAAAATTTCTTATCACCAATTCTTAATGGTGTAAATTCTATTGTTTTAAAAGGTTTTTCTTGTACTTCAATAATTCCTATTTTTTTAACATGTACTGTATTCAATCCCCACCATTCTTTGGTTATCATAGAATCAAATACTAATCTATTATTGTTTATGTTATCATTAGATACTAAATGAGTATGTTCCATTATTATAGGTTGATATACATAGAATCGACAAATACCTTTTTCAAATTGTGATTTTTTTAATTGTAAGCCAAGAATGCAACCATTGATAGATTCTGAAAATGATATTCTAGGAATGGTATTTTCTTCAAATGGATTTTCAGTATTTGTAACATCTTTAGGTATTCTAGGTGATAATTTTTTAAGATTAGCATCCTTAGAAAGATGGTATAATTCTGGTGGAATATCCTTATATATCAGTGACTGTACATTAGGATTATGTAATTCTATTAGTAACATATATTAAGAAATTTCTTGACGGAAGATACAATATTTATTATAATTTTGATAATAACATATAGGAGAAAAAATGAAACAAAATTTTTACAAAATATTATCTAAATATTTAAAATTATTGATAATATCTCCCGAAGGGATAGTAATAACAGAACAAGAATTAAATGATAAAATTGATTATCATTTTCAGAATAAATTTTATGAATTCTTTAAAGACCATTTAAATGATGTAGGTTATCGTGTGAAACACGATAACCGTACTTATATTATAGCAAGAGACGAAGAAGTTATTGATGACCATTGGGAATAATTATAATCCTAATGATGCAAACGTGTCTCCTGGCCAGATGGCATGGATACCATTGTGTGAATTTAATAATTTTTGATAAGGGGTGAAGCTCCAATTCCCACCAGATTTTGTAAATACTCCGACAATATATGTGGTATTTGCAGTATTTGATACACTCTTAGTAACGGTTGGGATGATAGTTTGAACAATGTTAGTACTGGTACTGTTATCTACTATTCGGCTTGTTAAGCTAGTCATAGATGTAAACGAGTTAGCAGTATATTCTAAAATACCTAATACTAATTTATCATCGGTAACGGCAGTTAAATCAATATTATAGTATTCTTCTATACCACCTGTTGTAACATCACCACCATAAACCACACCGGTAATAGCATCTGGGTGTACTGCCGTTTTCATTTTTGTACAAATGCCAGATGAATCATATGCGGCGACGACAGTATCTAAATCGACTGCTCCACCCCAAGTAACCCCTAATTTAATACTACTATAATTCAATATTACTGGTGCTACTGTTGTTGTGGTAGTAGTTGGTACGACAGTAGTAGTTGTAGTTGGTACGACAGTGGTAGTTGTAGTTGGTACGACAGTGGTAGTAGTTGTAGTAGGAACAGGATACATAGTAATATCAACAGTATGTGATAAAGTAGTAACATCTAATGTTCCTGGTATGGTATTAGACGTATTTGTTACCCCTAAATCGAAGGTAATATTAGAATATGTGGTATCATGAGTAGTTGCTTGTCCGGTTAAGGTAATAGTTAATTCATTGGTTGCTACATTTAATGTTGGTACTACTGTGGTACCGGCTATAGTGGGTGTCATAGTCACCAAAGCACTATTAAAAGTAAATCCTGTTGGTAATATTGCTTTCAATTGTCCAGAAATGGTTCCATCATTTAAAGAAATATCTTCAATTAATGGATTTGAATTATCCCAGGTAACATTATACACTGGTGCGGTCATACCGATATCAATAGTGTGTGCTAATGATGCTGGTGTTATCGAGCCTAATGTTGTTGTGGTTATATCAGAAGCTAATACGGTAAACGTGATATTAGTATAATCAACATCGTGAGTAGTAGCTTGTCCAGTTAAGGTGATGGTTCCTACTGTTTTTGCGGTATTTAATGTTATAACTGGTGTTAATCCTGCTATCGGTGTCATAGTTATTGATGGGGATGCAACAAATGTGAAATCGGTAGGCAGATTTACCAATAATTGTCCAGTCATTGTACCATCATTTAAATTCAATTCCTCTTGAAGCATATTTGTATTATCCCACACAATATCTACCGATGCTGGTCGCATGGTTATCGTAATAGGTAATAACAATTGAGAAGAATCTACGGTAGCTGATAGTAACAAAGAATCTATGATTATATTACCAGAAAGATTAGTTTGATGAATATCAGATGTTGCCGTAATAGTTAATAATAATTCGGTACTGGTTGATGCAATATCTTTAACTATAACTACTGGGTCGATTGATGCTGGGCCATTACTAGAATCTTTAATATTATTAAATGCTGCTGCAATTTGTGTAGCATAATCATATATTGACTTGATTGTACAATCAGTAGTGGTAATTTTAATTTTACCTTCAAATTCACCAACATTTGTAGATTTTTCGATAAATGGGGTGACAATAGATAATGCTACTGATGGTACTAATGGTACTGCAATAGTAACACCAGCACTAGTTTTACTATTATAAAATCCTAAATCGTCAGTATAGAAGGCTTTTACAGTAATGACAGAACTAACATCTGATGATGCTACTGTATAATTAGGATATGTAGCACTATTGATATTAATTCCATTTTTCATCCATTGGTAATATATCGTCCCGATACCATCAGCATCAGTAAGATTATTAGAAGCTGTTAGTGTTTCATCAACAGTTGGTATACCAGTAATAATAACGTCACCACCAGGTAAATTATTAGTAACTGATGCAAAATTTAATGCTATAGCTTTTGGGTTATATAATAAATCAACAATATCATAAACATTAGTGAAGGCTGATTGCTTAAAAGCTATATTAAAAGTAAATGATGGTGTAGTTTTTACAATACTTCCCGATAAGGTAATGCTGATTTGGTTTGTTGTTGTATCTACAGCAATTGTTGGAGTAAAATTTGGTAATAAATTAGTAATAGTATAATCAAAAGGAGTAATAATGGTATTAAATTTACAATTACTACCTTGCGCAATTACGGTACCAGAGAATGATGAATTGTTACCAGATATTACTTGTGTAAAACTACCAGACCAATTTAATTGTTGTGGTAATACAGTAATTAAGATATCCCAGACAGTACCATTATATACCATCATCTGTTTTAATGTATCATCAAACCACATTTGCCCCATCATGGGATTGGTAGGTGCTGATGCAGAATTAGACCGAAATTTTTCCATTAGGTGTAAGAAATTTTCATTAAATCCTTTTCCGTAATGTTGAAAATTTTTACCATAAAAGGTTAGACTGGTAGAAGTATCTACACCAGTGACATCTTCTATATGTGTAATAGGAGCATTATCACCATTATATTTTTTAAGGTTATATGATTTATGCATAATTACAATCCTAAAGAAGTATATAAATCGCCAGCAACAATGGCATGTTTACCACTATGAGAATTTATCAATTTTTGATAAGATACAAAGCTCCATGATGAACCAGTTTTTGTAAATACCCCAACTATACATGTGGTATTAGGAGTATTTGATGGAGTTTTTGCAATAGTAGTTAAATTAAAGTTGGCAATATTAGTAGATGAGGTATTATCTACGATTCTAGTAGATAAACTAGACATACTGGTAAATGAATTATCAGTATATTCCAAAATACCTAGAACCAATCTACTACACGTTAATTGTGTTAAATCAATATTGTAGTATTCTTCAATCCCACCAGTGGTAATATCCCCACCATATGTAACACCAGCAATAGTAGCTGGGGATACTGCCGTTTTCATGGCTGTACAGACTCCATTAGCATCATATGCTGCTACTACGGTATCTAAATCGACTGCCCCACCCCAAGTTACACCAAGTTTAATACTACTAAACGTAGTTAATGGAACAGTTCCCGCTACGGTGGTAGTGGTAGTAATAGGGGCAGCCGTAGTAGTGGTAGTTGGAGCTACGGTTGTAGTAGTCGTCGGTGCTGCCGTAGTAGAAGTAGTTGTTGGTGGATTATATACCATAGGAATAACAATGGTATTATCTGGATTAGATACTTCTGAAATATCTAAAACATCTGAAAATGCGTTAGCGGTAAAGGCTATTTTAAAATTAAATGATGTTGTTGATGATGGAACGGTACCAGATACAGTAATATCAACAGTACTATCTATTACATTATGCGACGTTACGTTTAATGATAGTCCTGATGGTATAGAACCAGTAATAATATAATCGGATAATGATTGATTAATATTAGTAGATAATATGTTGTTAAATGTACATGCTGTTGCTGTTACCGTAATAGTACCAGAAATAGTAGAATCTTGACCAACGGTATTTTGTGATAATGTACCAGTCCACTGTAATTCTTTTGGTATAATAACACCAAATTTCAAATAATCCCAAACCTTACCATTATAGACTGCCATTTTTCTATTAAGACCATCAAACCATAATTGTCCCATTACTGGATTTGTTGGTTTTGTTAAAGAATGGAAATGTTCCATTAATCGCAAAATGTTAGTATTTAATGCAGAACCATTATCATATCCTTTACTATAAAAAGTAAGGCTGGTTGACGTATCAGCAGTATTAGAATGCTCCACCAATTCTGGAATTGGAGCATCTACACCATTATATTTTTTTATTTTATAATTGGTCATATTTACTTAACATTAGGTTAATAGGTCTTGTGCATCTGAGTTAAGGGTGGCACCCTCAGTAATAGAATTAAACCATTTAGTTTTTGAGGCGTTTGTAAATACCAACGTGTCCTCAGCCAACTTATCCCACTGAAATCTAGCAGCTAAGTCAATACTACGATTACCATCTACCGATGCATATTTTGCCACCGCCGTATCACTTATTGCTTTAAATTTATCGTAAGTATCTTTTAAAGTAGTGGTTTTATATTGGGATAATGCAGTAACCGCAGATACTGATGAGTTATCATTTATTATAGCTACTATGTTTAAATGTACTGATGCTGCATTCGTAAATGTAGTAGACCAAGCTGTTTGATATTTATTAACGAATGACTCTGCATCATTTATTAAATACTCCAACTGCAGTCGAGAGGCCAATGTACTATTGTAATCACTAGTGTTCTTTCCTATTTGCGAACTATAATCATTTACCGAAATATCATATGCGGCAATTGCTGCATCAATAGAAGATTTTAATATTTCTAATTTAGTTTGATATGCTTGAGTTAATGATAATGCCGATGATTTATTTTGTAAAAGATTAAATAACTCCTGTTTATTTTGAATACATGCATTTATACCATTTAACCAAGCAGCATATGTTGAATTAACTTTAGCAATAGCTGTGGAATCTGCGTTACGTAATGCAATTCTTCGAGACAATGTATTAATGTCGTCACCACTGGATTTTTCGATATCCGCTAGATTCTGTGCAGTTGTGATTCTAGCTGTTACTGCTTCAAACCACAGGTCTTTTAATGCAGGGACCATAGCATTACATAACGATATTTTACCATCTAATTCCGAGGTATCTGGACGAGCTGTTGTAGTCGTAGTGGTAGGTACTTCAGTAGTGGTAGTAGAGGTTGTGGTAGTAGATGCAGCGGCACCAGGTAATGTAGTTGTGGTAGTAGGCTCTTGTGTCGTGGTAGTAGTAGGCTCTTGTGTTGTTGTAGTTACTGCATATGGAACCACAACTGCATTACTAAATACCGTTTCACTATTATTATTCAAATCCACAAAATAGTATTTTGCTTTTAGTGTTGCACCACCATCACCGGGTTGAATGGTATAGGTGGGGTTATTTTCACCAGAAATATCTACACCATTTAACAACCATCCAAAATTACCACCAATAAAACCATCAGAATCTTCGATATTATTAATAGTAGCTGTCAATAATTCACCAATTGCCACAACACCATCAATGGTTAATGAACCTGTTGGTAAATGATTAACAGCCGCATTAACTGGATATTGTCTACTATATACGGTTTCTTTATTATTATTACCATCAACATAGGTCAATGATACGGCTAAAGTATGCCCAACATCTGATAATGCGATATTATAAGTATCATCAGTAGCATTTCTAATGGCAACTGCATCCAAATACCATTGATATGAAAAATCTCCTAGACCATCCTCATCAACTAACGTATTTGCTGTTGATACAGTAGAACCATTAACAATATTACCTACAATAGTAACAAATCCTTTTGGTAATTTATTTGTAGTATATTCTTTTAATATATGCCATCTACTACCATTCCATATTTTCATCTTTTTCAATGGTTTATCAAACCATAATTGTCCAGGAACTAATTTTGCAATAGCAATATCTTTATTACAAAAATGTTCCATCAAATGTAAATAGTTTTCATTTAATCCTTGACCAAAATCAACACTATTTACCCCATAAAATGATAAAGTGGTAGTAACATTATCAGTTTTTTTATCATTGACCACTAATGCTGGGGTGGTATTCGATTTATCGAAATGACGAATGGTATATGACATATTATATTATTTGTTAAACAAAGCAGCTTCTTGCAAACGTCTTTTAACTAATCCCGGTAATACTTTACCACCGCCTTTGTTCCATTTTTTAAATTCATTATCTGCACCATCAAAATCAGAGGCATTTATTTTTTTCAATAATGTACTAGATGCTAAATTACCTAAACCGCAATTATATGCAAAGGATACTAATGCTCCTAATTGATTTTCATTTATTTTAACTTTTACTAATTTTTTAACACCTGCTTCGAATTCTTTAATCATAACATCAAACAATTCATCTGCTTGTTGTTGGGTAATTTTATCACCCTTTTTAACTTTGGTACCATTAGAATACTTAGTTGAACCCCAACCGATTGTCCATATGTTTGCCGGACATTGATATGCAGTTAAAGAACAGCTTTCAAAGAATTTTATTAAATTTTCAGAATCTTCATTAATCATAAAATGTTTCCAACGTATTAAAATCTATATTTATACAAAATGATTGCAACATATTATTAATCGTGGTATAGTTAATTTTTATAATATGGAGATTTTAAAATGAAATCTGATAAAAAAATTATTTCAGGATTTACAAATATTTCTGATAAAAATTCATGGTTACGAAAATATGAAAATATGCAAAAATTGATTGAAACCGTTAATGCATATGCTGAAGAAATTACTGAAATTGATAAGAAAAGAATACCAATATTTGATGAAATTTCGGTGTTACGTAAAACTATGGTCGATGAATGTATCCATCCTCTCGACCATTTAGTAGAATATGATGATTATGTAGAATGTAAATTCTGTAATAAGAAATTTACAGTACGATAAAAAAAGCCACCCTTCGGGTGGCTTTTTTTATTAAGTATTATTAAGATTTAACAAATATTTTTTATTATAATAGAAATATTTACAAATGTTAGACGTTGCTCCAAGAGCAGTAGTACCATTTAATACAGTATATGTAACTTTAGGAATATTTGGTGATAATTCAGTTACCGTATGAGATGATAATGCAGTATTAACTGTTACATCCGATACTATGGTACCTTTAATAATATAATGTATATCAGTATCAATTATAACATCTTCACAATATACCGTAGTCCCAAATGATGCCTTTGTACCAATAGTGCGATTTGATAATGTAGTACCATCAAATTTATAAGCTACAATATTAGAATCAGATATTCCACAGAATGAAATATATGTTGAAGATGCTGCTAATGCTGTACCAAAAGGATTATTATAGAAATAGGTATCATATTTTGAGGTTTTAAGAATTTCAATATCATTAGGTAATAGTTTAGTACTTGTAGTAGAATTAGTAATATTAATTTTACCATCATATCCCCAAACATAGTATACCGCATTATTAATATAGAAAATATCAACTAGGTTGTATTGTTGTGAGGCATCAGACATATCTGGACTATAATAATACCCCACCGTAGTTACATTACCATTTCCTAAATTATGGACATATATTTTATTTTCAAAATCAACTCTAACTACTAGATTTTGCGTTAATAAGAACACAATTTTTGAATTTGCAGTATCTTGACAAGCTGTCGGTAATGCTTTTAATGTTGCAGTTAACTTATTTGATACAATATTATATTCGATTATAGTATTTTTACCAGTGGAAGTATCTGTAAAAACTCCGGCCATGGTAGTAGAATAGGTAATAAGTCTATATTTAAATTCGGTAGTACCAACATGTGATTGTAGTCCTTTAAAGAATGTATACGACCCAGATGGTAAGGAATATAAAGTATTAATATCACAAATTTTATCATCTGTAGTATTAACTATAATATATTTACTAATATAAAAACCAGCACCATCTACTAAGTTTACAAAAATTTCATATCCACTCAAATCAATATGTTGTAATGTATTGTATTGTTCGAATTCATTAACATTAGGATATACATATGATGATAGAGTACTAGAGAAAAATGGTATTGGTAGGACACGGAAACTATATGAATTAGATTGTAATGATGGTGAATAAAATTCTTTTAATGCTGATGGTAATATAGAAATAGAACCCGAATTTATATCCGCATCTGTTGCATTTGCGGTACCAGAAAACGTAATAGCAATATGAGTAGCATCAATATAATTTATAACGGGTGTTATCCCAGTAATTTCAATATTATTAGAATTTTTTAAGTTAGCTATTCTTAGAATATCTGAAATTGGCAAGGAAGCTATATTTTTTTTAAAATGACAATTTCCCGAAGTAACTAGAATATATCCTGATAGTTGCCCCTCAATGTATTTGTTTTCTGATAAATTTTTATTTTCAAATTGTATATATGCCGAACATGGTAATAATGCTAATTTTGAAAATACTGCACTATCGGTACCATTTGGGGACGGTTCGGTACATAATAATAAAGTTAAACTACTATCATATATCATTTGTCCTGGTATGGCTTTAGCTTTATACAATGATGGTGATGATGCAGGTTGTAAATCTATTTGTAATGCATAAAAATTAGTTAATAAATTAATAAAATTTTGCTGTAATGCTTCACCATATTTTTGCGCATTATTACCAATAAAAGTAACGTCAGTTTCATTATTGAAACTTTTTTCTGGAATAGTATATTTTGTTACACCATCTGTTTTATAAATGTCATAATTGCTCATTATATCCCCAAATCTGTATATTTTGAAAGTGGTGGTACCAAATAATCTAAAGGTTTAACACCTTTCAATTGTGTTTTTAATTTATATTGTTTTTCCACATACCAACCATTATTATCTGGTGACCGAGTGAAAACACAAAAAACGCATAATCGTTCTTTAGTATCTGTACTGGCGGAATGTATTCTAGCTTCTTCACCAAATGATATTATTGATTTTGGGTATTTAGTAGTACCTAAGGTATTGATATCTAATACAAACAATCCTTTATTATTGAATACTGTTTTAAATGGTGATACTGTACCTAGAATTGATATTTTTTTGGTTAAATCTGCAGAATCTGCCCAATTCACTCTTGGATATAAATCGGTTGGGGCAATAGATACGTTAGGTGGAGTGGTAACTTCGCATACACAATATACTAATTTATTATATTTTTTATCTAATTTTGAAAAATCAACCTGGTATGTAATAACACTTGATTTTACGTTATTATCCTTATCAGTAGTAGCATACGTTGGTAATGAACCAACTGAATCCAATGTAGATGTTTTTGTTGTTAATAAAGTAGAATCTGATGATTTGATTTGTTTAATAAGGTTACCAGTAATATCATAAACCAACAATATGGCATCTAATTTTTCATAAGTTGTTGTATTTTTTGGTAAAATAGTTTTAGGAACAAATAATGTTTCCCATGATAATTTAAATTCAACAATATCATTAATAAACGTACCATGCATTACTACCAGTTCATTACTTTCTTTAACCACCGTAATTGCTTTTTTATTCATATATGAAACTTTTAATTTAATAGTTTTCCCATAATCTGCTTTTACTATGGTATATGTTTTTTTTGTAGCATTTAGAATATTAACGCCTTGAGCTTGCCATTGATAGGTAAGTGGACCCATGTCAAACTGGTCATATAATTGGGTGACATCGGCAGTTAAAACTTTCCCTATTTCTGGAACACCAGAAATTTTTAATTGGTTAGTTAGTGTAGTAGATGTTGGGGTTGAGGTGAAAATCAATGCTATAATGGTATTACTTTCTTTAACTACTTTACCATATAGATTAGTATATGAAACTTTTAAAGTAATAGATTTTCCATAATCTGTTTTTGTTATGGTATATGTTTCTTTCGTAGCCTTTGGAATATCAGTCCCTTGAATCTTCCACTGATAAGTCAGAGACCCAATACCATCTTTATCATAAAGATTGGTAGCATTAGATGTTAATTTTTTTCCAACTTCCCCAGTACCAGATATTATTAATTCTGTCACTTTTACTGCATCAGCAGTAGTTCCCGTACCAGTAGTTCCCGTACCAGTGGTATCTGTCCCAGTGGTATCTGTCCCAGTGGTATCGGTAATTGAATCATCTACCATAGATACGAAATTATCACCAATAGTAAAAGTACGTTCAGCCAATGTTAGAGTCGCCATTATTTAATATCCTACTGCATCGGTGGTTAATATAAATGTACCGTTAGTAAAATCATAGTTACTATTTGTTTTAAAAATGACTTTTACCACTAATTGTGTTGATGTTTTGGAAACAATAGTTGAATCTACGGTGGATATAGTAATAGGATTTTCCATAACATCTACCACCCCAGTAAGACGCAATAATGCACTTTTACCGATAGATGCATTATATGGATACGTACTACTAAAGGTACAATTATGTGCATTAATGGTTAATTCACCCATAATAGTCCCATCATTAGCAGCAGTTTCTTCAAATGGAGAGGTAATGGTCCAAGTGAGTTTATTATTTGCTGCGGCAACAGTTCTAGGGGCACTATTAACAGATTGAGAATTACTTAAACCATCTTTATACGATGCTTTTACTATTACCGCACCAGTAGCCAATGGAGTATACGTGTTCCCAGTTCCAACAGTTGAACCATTTAAGAACCAATCATATATTATACTTCCTTCTATTCCATCAGCATCATTAATGGTGTTAGAAGCAGTCAATACTTCACCAACTCTTAAACTACCGGATATTGTAACGGTACCAGTAGGAGCACTATTTACGGCTTTATCACACGGTAGTAATAATAAATTAACAAAAGACTTATCCCCAGTACATAATTTTAAATTAGTACCATCGTAGATTAATTGGCCAGGAATAGCTTTGGAATAATCATCGAATTGGGTATGGAAATTACACAACAAATCTAACGTATTTTGTTGTAATTCATCACCATATCCAACATAGGATTTACCAACAAACGATAACATAGTATCTGTATTTAATTTATGATTAGCAACAACATAATCAGTTGATGTGGATGCCGTTTTTTTCAAATTATATGTCATGATAGATATGATGCGGCTAAGTATGGGACAATTTCGATATCATCAACAGTAATTGATGGAATTAATATTTCATCTTCCATGGAAAATACTTGGAATAATTCACCAAAATGTTGTAAATCATTTTTTGGTCTAATAAGAACTGAACTAACGTTCGAATTTAATTTATTATGAATATAAGTAGATAATTCCGTAAAATTAAAAGTATCCCCAAAATTCCATAAATTAATATCAAAGAATTCATATACTGAACTAACAATAATAGACTTTATTTGATTATCATTATAATAAGCATTATTAGACTTAATAATAATGAATTTTGCTTGTAAATCTGCTGATGCTTGTGAACCAAACAATATTTTCAATTTTCCAGATTTAATAACTAATTCATCAGATATCATTTTTTTATTCATTAATGAACTATAAGCAGCTCTTAATTCATGTGGTAATGGTTGAGAAGGTTTAGTAGCTAATGAACCTTTAATCCAATTAATCATGCTTTTATAATAACCATTAGTAATAACAAAACAATCAATAATATTTGATGATGATGGATTAATTCTATTATCTATTGTTGGTGAATGTTGCCAAACATAATTTATATTACTTCGTCCTGGACATCTTTTATATAATGCAGTTACTGATGAAACCTTATTCATATATTCATTATACCAACCAATTTTATGAGTATCTTCAGTAACAATTTCAAAAGCATCATCTATAGATGGTCTATGAAAATAGACATAATCCTTAATCAAAATATTAATAGTCGCAGAATCACCAAGATTGGTGACTGTAATACTATTAGATAATCCAGATAAATTTGACCATATCGGCATTGCATAACTACGGTCCAAATCTGCTATGGTTTCTAATAATGCATCTTGTGATAGTGTTAATATTCCAGTTTTAAAATCATTATTCATTACTGTAATAGATACTTCTAATACTAATTTATTTTGTGTGGCAGATATTTTAGTAGTGGTAATATTCTTAATAATAGCTTCTGCATCAGTATGGTCAGTTGCCATAATTGATAATAGATTAGATTTTCCAGTTGTTGTAGTAAATGGGTAATCAGTATTAAATATTGATTTTTCTGATGTTATTGATATTTGCCCAACAAATGCATTATCAAAAACATCAATAACTGCTAATGGTTTTTCAGTATGCCACTGTAATGTATTACTAGATGATGCTGATGTGCTAACCACATCTACATCCATTGTTAAGAATGAATAATCTAGTTCAATAGTGGGAAATTTTACATCATATGAATCAAATGGAACATCAAACACTCTACCAAACAATCTATAATATTCGGCACCATCAAAATAATTTTCTACCTCTGGAATAGTTAAGGAAATAGCATTATTTAATAATGGTAATATTTGGTTATAATCATTATTAGGTAATTCTACATTTAAACTATGTACATCCAATGACCCTTTTAATTTTATAGGAGTTTTATATAAAACTTCTTTAATTACTGGTAAAACAATATTAGATTTTAATAGGGTAGTATTATTTTTTGTACGTACATTAGACGTATTGGTATGTAATATAGTAATATTATCAGAATCTATATTATTATTCCAAAATTTAGTAGATTTACTATTAACATTAATATTAGTAACTTTATATTTTATTTCATATTTTTCATTTTTATAATCAATATAAAATAGCCAATTGTCATCTACCGAACTATAATTTTTTGCAAGGTAGGTATCATTTTCCAATTTAATGATGATTGGATATACTGGATTGCTGGGATTATTATCGGTAGCCCAATATTTTTGTCCCATATAATTAAATAAAATATTATGTTTTTCAACATCTGTTAATGTTCTTCTTACTGTTAAACCATGTGATGTTCTATATAATTCACATTCTTTTAACGGTAATAATTCTGCTTCAATATTATTAAGAATAGTTAAAGCTGATGATATTTTAATGTTAGAAATGTTTTTAACTTCATCCTCAACATAGATTGATAAATCGGTACCAAAGTGGTTTATATTATGATAAGTATCACTAGGGTCATTAAAATCAGTATATTTTGATTGTCCTGAATATGTTCTATTAACCGAATTCAATTTTAATATGGTATTATCTTGCAATAAAAATGAATTATAGTCAGAACCATTAACCATTCTATTTTGTGTAGAATAGACGGCTGGTGCATTGATTTTGATATGACTGGCATCTTCACTGGCGGAAGAGTTTTGAATGGCATGTACCGCCGAAAAAGTTAAGATAACATTTTGTATATTATCTAAACCATCAAGATATGTAATATTTGTCTTAATTTCACTGATAGCAGATTTTGGAATAGGTATTGGGTCTGGGTCAGAAAGTCTAGCCCAACATTCGAAAGTACCGTTAGGAATATTAGAAAATTCACCATCACCAAAAACTAGATTAATCGCATCATTGTCTAATGTTTCAATTTGGTAAACATTTTTCTTCGTATTATCATTAAAAATGATGTTTTGTGAATTTACTGTTTCTACTGCTGACCATGTTACTGGTGCGGAATTAGTTTTTAATTGGTTTAACCATACATCAATATTATTAACATTGGTGAAATTTGGCGAATATTTTTGATGAGGGGTAACACCATCAAATTTTATAGTAGTGGTTTTTGATAATGTACCTTGTTTGGTTAATATAAAGAAACCAGTATAATCTGAAGAATCACCTAAACCATCTGTACCATATATAATGTTAAAATTGTTTCCAGTAGTATATGATGTAGGAGTTTGTTCGTAAGGCCCATTTTCATCTAATAATGATGATACTAATTCAAAAGCAATATTTTTATTTTGGTACTGTATTTGATATGGGATAACACCATTGGTTAATGGTACATTATTAAGAGTATATGATTCAAAAATCTGGTCATATACTTGAACTCTATTGTTAGGTGTTACATCACCAAAGGTAGATTTGATAACTGAATCAATAATGGCAAAAAATTGGGATTTCCAATTTGAATTATTTGAATCGTTCCACAGTACCGTAGTATTAGCTAAATTAGTTCCATTAATATCATAAATGTTTTCTGTGGTACTAATTGATGTTATTTTTACCAAACCCACACCAGGCATATTCCGTGATGGGTTATAGGAAATAAATTTTGCTAAATTTAAAATAGAATCTTTACGTTGGGCGGTAGATAATAAATTTTCATTAGCCACTGAATCTAATCGATAACTATATAATTCCGAAATATATGCAAATGATTCTAAAATAGCAATTAATTCATCACTTTCAATGAAATTTTGGAATTGTTCTGGATGATATAATTTAACATAGTCAATTAATGCTTGTTTAACTGTTGAATAGTCATATGCGGCAAAATTGATAAAATTATTTGTTTTAAACCGTTGGTCCCAAGACTCTGCTTTTGATAAATTGATAGCCATAATATTTAAACAATTTCCTAAAAAATGGATTATGCTATATTTATAATAAATAATGCAGAGATAATTCTGAGGATTTCTATAATGCAATATAATTTACAACTAGATAGAGATGCTGATGCTGAAATTGTTGTTAAACAATTAACATCAGTAGCAAAAAATGCAAAATTACCATTAACTTTATATGGGCAAGGTAGACCAAATTATGGTCAAGAATTACAAAACAATTTTTTCTATCTATTAGAAAATTTTTGTGGAGAAGATGCACCGTTAAATCCTGCCGTAGGAATGTTATGGTACGATTCAGCACTAAAATATTTAAAATTGTTCACCGGTGAATCCTACCCTAGGGGACCATGGTTAAAAGTGGATTATATACCATCATTAGCATCATCTGCCCCACCATTATCTTCAGCTAATAAAATAACATGGACCGTAGTAGATTTTGCAGAAACTTCGGCAAATACTGGAATAGTAGTTGGAAAGCTAACAGCCACTTTATCTGGTACTACCTTTAAAACAACATTAGTTAATGGTACCGATTATAATATTACTAATGTCCCTACTGGGTTAATACCAAAAGTTGATGTTACATCATCTACTGTAGAAATATCATTTACTGGTTCGTCACCATTATTTAATATGAATACGACCATTTTCAAAGTATCATTTAATATTAGTGCATTTACTGGTCTAACTGGAAATATTGCTGATATGGTTAGTAGTCCATCATATGATGCAACTATCACCTTTATACCGCCTCCCGCGATTGTACCAAAAATTATAAATTCGTTTGACCGTTTAACACACATAGCATTAAAAGATTTTGTTAATAATGTATATGATATTTTCATCGATACTTATAATTATGGTTCTTATATTGTATATGATTCTACAAAAACCGTTAAATCCACCGGAAGTTTAATAACGTTAAATAATGCATTAGGTAACTATGCATGTACCAATATACCTAATAGTTTGATAGTATCATCAGATTATATGTCATTCTCGCAAATAATGACATTACCACCTAAGAATATAGGGATAACAGAATACAAATTAGTGAAATATATTGTTAATGTTGATGGCAATTTATCATCATCAATAGACACATCATTATCTGATATTACCATAACTGCAAATACTAAAAAAATTGATGATACTGGTTATATTGTTGATACTATCGCCAACGGTAATAATGCTCAACAAGTTAAAATATACGATAGTGTGGCTAAAACAACAACTACCTATCCTACCAATGCATTATCTTCATCTAATATCACCATTTTAGACACACCAAATGATGGTTATAACCTACAAAAACAAATTTTTATATCTAAAAACACCAATTATGATATTAATTTTTATGGTGTTAATCTCGCAGGTGACCAAATTACTTATAACCTATCAAATAAAGGTTATTTGATATTAAATAATACATTTCCTATACATTTTAAATCAAATAGTAGAATATCACAAAATCAGGTATGTTTTACTATTATGGATGTAGAATTACGTTGCCATGCAATAAGTTCCACGGGAACTTCAGTAACTGGTCTTACTTCGAATATAGGAACAAGTATTGATAAACCTACATCTGTTACCGATGAAAGAGTACCTACTCCTACATTAAGTGCTACCGTAATATTAGATGTTATTTATTGTGGGAAAATTACTAATACTACTGATGATATGTATTTGTTATTAACTATGAATAATAATAAAAAACTCGCACAAACGTATACATATAGTTTAATAAATGTTAAAAATACAATAACTGGTGTTTCTGATATTTCTGCAATAATTGCAGGTAGTCCTATTTCCGGAATACAATCAATAACATATCCAGCAGCTAGTTCGACGGCTACCTTGTATAAATTATATTATAATTATGTCACTGGCCAATCTGGTAGATTTTTTAATGAGTAATAATAATGTATAAGTTAAAAACCTCTGGTAGTGCTACACTACAAGTAGCACAAAATGATATTATAGAACCATATGATACTGATAGTAATTTACCAATAACACTTTATGGTAAAAATTTTAGAGAATATGGTCAACAATTTCAAAACAACTTATATTACCTATTAGAGAACTTTTGTAGTGGGGAAGCTCCACCACACCCGATAATTGGGATGCTTTGGTATGATAATAGTAAGGATATGTTAAAACTGTATACTGGTAAGGAATATCCAGATGGTCCGTGGATGCAAGTATCATATGAAGAGATGCCTACTACCACAACTACATCGACAGCAGCTCCTACTACCACAACTACTGCTGCACCAACCACAACTACATCGACAGCAGCTCCTACTACCACAACTACTGCTGCACCAACCACAACTACATCGACAGCAGCTCCTACTACCACAACTACTGCTGCACCAACCACAACTACATCAACAGAAGCTCCTACTACTACCACCACTGCTGCATTACCACCAGGAGTAGTTGCCATCAACTACAACACTATTAAATTTGGTATGACTTGGGGTGGGGCCGTAGATTTAGATTCTGTAGTTGTTGGTTATGGCTCAACTGGGTTATGTGAGATGTATAAAACAGCAGTAGGGGGTGCATTTGGTTCTTATACCGGATTAACTTATAATGGTGATATACAACAAGGGGGAACAGAAGAATCATATGATATTGATTTAACTATAATACCATATGATACTATATTATTGGGAATGCTTGAATATACCAGTGATTCTTTTGGTCTGATGACATCATTAACTTCAAGAATTGTTGATACTACGGTAAATCCTAATGTAGATATTGCAAATTTTAACCTTAATACAATAACTAAAAATGTGTCAAACACTCCAAATACTACTTATATAATTGGACAATTCACCCGTACTCCATCCGGTTGGACATATAAATCACAACAAACATTATTAAATTCTAAACCTGGTGTTAGAGCAGCATTTGCATTAAATGATACTCTAGCATCGTTAGGTCTATCCTAAAAATTCTAAATTAAAATTCATATTTTGTGTCACATTTAATTCTATATAATATAGATTAAGTGTGACATTTAATACATTAGAATCATATACCGGTGTCACAATAATACCATTTAATTTTACCCTAGGGTCATAATTAACCACTTTTTCCAATTCTGATTTACATCTAAAAATAGTATCTTCGTCCATAGGTTCAAATAATAAATCTGGAATTATTGAACCAAATTTGGGCATCATTAATCTTGAACCCTTCTTTGTAAATATATGATTCATGATATTTCGTTCTACTAATTGAATATCTGTTAATATAAATGTATTATTACCAGAATATTCTAATCCTAATGATGTTTCTATAGGTGCCATCGTCTTCAATTCATTACTAGATGGGAATACCCCTTTTGCAATTGTACCAGATTTATAATCGATACTTGAAAAACCTTTATATAATGCCATTATCTTTTCCAATATTTGTTACGGGTTGAATCTTTTTCTATAGAATCATAATCATATTTAGGTGACATATCATCATCACTCTTAGTATCTGTTCGTCCCCATGGTTCATGAAGTGGGATTCTTGAAGGATATGCTGCAATTTTTGCAGTAATAGAAATAGCATCACTATCATATTCCATACCACTAACCATATTACCTAATGCATCAGGGGAAATAGATGATGATAAATTATCTATATTGCTATTGTTCATCTTATCTAAAATATCTGATGCTAAATTACTTGGTAATGCTGCCAAAAAATCTCCCATTTCTGTAGGACTCAAAGATGATACTTTATCTATTATTTCATTATCTGACATATTAGATATGATATCATTAATATCTTGTTCTGGTATTTTACCAACAATCTCAGCTAATGCAGAACCCGGAATATTTGAAAATACTTTACTACTATAATCTGGCATACTGTTCAACATGCTACTAACATCAGCACCAGTCATATTATTCATAATATTACCCAAATCATCACCATCAAGATTAGATAACACCTCACCCGTACCATTATCACTAATTTCTGTTACATCCCCACCAGGGGCATTTGTGAGAATATTACCAACATGTTTACTAGATAATGTTTTTAATAATGAATTAGGGTCATTTATTTTTCGTAAAACACTACCAGCATGACATCCTGGAATAGTGGATAATGTTTCACCAACATCATCTAAATTATCTAATGTATTTTCTAACTCATCAACATCCATATTAGCTAATGTTTCACCAATATCTGCCTTCGTCATATTTTCATCATTAAATGATTCAGTAGCAATACTAGATTTAATATCATCCATATTCACATTATCAATATCATCCAAATTATCTAATTTATTAGTGGATATTTTTGATAGTGCATTACCAAATACTGATACTGGTAACTGTTGAACAACTTCATTAACTTTACTAGATGATAATGTTGATAGTGTTTCCCCTATATTATCATCAGATACATTACCCATTATTTGACCAATAGTATCAGAATCCATCCGTTCAAATAATGAAGCTCTATCGGATGATGGAATATTAGAAATAATATTATTGGTATCAGAACTATTCATCAATAATGATGCTGCCTTTGATGGGGTGGCATTACTTAATATTTTCCCCATATCCTTACTAGGTATTTTTGATAATAAGGTATTAGTGTCAGATGATTTATCAAATACATTATCCATATTAGCACTAGATACATTTGATAACAAATCACCAACGGAATCACTATTCATATTATCAACCATATTATTAAGGTCATCCATATTTTCTAAGGTATCACCAATATCCGGGATATTTTTCAATACATCTCCACCAGAATCTAAGTTTGCTAAGGTATCTGCAACATCAGGATTATCTTTTATTAAATTTTCTAAATCTGCTGGATTCATAGAATTTAATATATTCGCAATATCAGGAACATTATTAATTAATTGTGATAAATCTGTAGTATTTTGTAATACATTGTTTAATTCTTCTGGGGATAATGATGATAAAACATTATTCATAGCAGTACCAGATTCTGGAATAGCCATCATACCTTGAATAGCATCACTAAAATCAGAACCAGACATTCCACCAAAGTCATCCTCAGTCAATCCGGTTTCATCAGTAATTGTTTGTTTAGCATCATCAGTCATAGAACCCAAAACATCTGGTGTTTCGGTAACTGGTTGCTCAATAGGTGCAGCATCCGCAGAGGCATTCGGGTCAGCAGCCGGTATTTCTACCGTTTTAACAGTAGATACAATTTTAGGACCTGTTGTTATCAATGATTGTGATGCAGAAACATCCACCACCTTACCATTCATATTAACAATAGTTTCACCCTTAATATTTATTTTTTTACCAAACACATCCATGATACTCGAACCAGTAACACTAGTTTTATCACCTTTCATGAATAAGGTATCAGTACCTTTTAATATACTTTTCTTACTAGATAAACTCATTGCATCTTTACCACGTATACCAATGGTTTTTGCAGTAACCTTCAAAGCATTCTTGATAAACATATCCAAATTTTTGGTTTTTATAGAATATTCTTCTTTAGCTGTCGATGCAATATTTTCAGCATTTATATTAATATCCTTAACTGCTGTTACATTTACATCATTATCCGCATTAATATGAATATCATTAGCATGCATCCTAATAGCTTTCTTAGCATTTAAATTAATATCCTCATCAGAATTGATAGATATTGATTTACTAGAATAAATGTCAATAGAACCATTTTGGTCCAATTCTATCCAATTATTGCCTTCGGCAGTGTTAATATAAATCCTCTCATTAGTATCATCAAATATAATATTGTGCCCACTAGATGTTCTTATTCTTATTCTACTATTGTCCTGACTATCATCCATTGATATAGAATGGAATCCTGGGGTAGTAAAGGACCATGTTTGACTATCATAATTAGTATCATCCTCCCTATCATTATATTTTAAATCAGGTTGAATCCTAGATTTCTTATATCCTATTTTTTCATCCTTTTTCTTAGAATTAGTTAATCCTGCATCAATATTCTTTTGGGATAATCCAGTAACACTATAATCCATACCTCTGGTTTGATATTCAAATTTTGCCCTATCCTTACCAAAAGCCTTCTTCATATTATCATATAATGGCTGAATGGGTTTTTCTGATGATGATAATGGGCCATCATTTTCAATAAATCTACCATGTGGTAAAGTATGTTCAGAATATGCTGGTGGCATACATCCAATATATACCCTACGGGAGGCATCTCCATTTAAACACATTACCGCCACCATCGTCCCAATTTTAGGGATAGCCCACATTCCATAAGCTACACTACCATCAGTTGGGGTATCAGAAGGCCCTCTACCCATTACATCAGAATTTACCATGCCTCCATATGGGGTAATATATCTACACCATGGTAAATCTTCTACTAAGGTACCCGGAATATCCCCAAATACTGGACAAAAAACTTTAATTCTGCCTCTACGTTGTGGGTCATTGGTATCATGTACGATTCCTTCAGCTATAGTATTATATGGGGTGTTTGATGGGTGATACATTCTTTATAATCCTATTAAAATTAAGCATGAATATTTATATAAATATATTGACCCTGTTGGTAATACATAATATAAGGTATACACATGAAATTTATTGATTTTTTACAAGAAGATGGTGAAATTAGCACAGCTAATGTAGCCGGTGCTCGTGGCTCACTATTTGGCGGTATCATTAAAAGAACTACAAAAGGTACCAAATTTAAAAAAATTCCAAAAATTACAAAACTGTCCGAAGATGTAAAATCTAATACATTCGCCAGTACAGATGTCATCTCAAAATTAGATGATGCTGAAAAAAGTAATGAAATGAAAAAAAATACCGTAGCCTATGGTATCGAAGATTCTGATGGTAACATCACTAAAGTATATGTTGATAAAGAACAAGATGAAGAATTTAAACATGCTCTCGGTGAATTATTACAAGATGATGAACAAACCGATGTTGCCGAAATCCTTTTTAACCTTAGAAATTCTTTCAACATCATTCATGTAGTCTGGCCTAAATTACCAGAAGATGAAGAAGTTGATAATAAATTAGAGAATCCAGATGGTGCCGAAGGCGAAAATCCTGAAGATACTACTACCGGTGCAGCAGGCGAAGATACCTTACCCGGAGGGGAAGGTGGTGATAATTTAGAACCTCCTGTAGAAGATATCGGTAGTAATGATAACCAAAGTATATTATTGAAAGTTATTGACATGTTACGAGCCGATGCCGATGCAAAAGCAGCAGAATCTAATGCAAAAGCTAAAGAAGCTGAAGCCGAACAGGCTAAATTAGCTATTCAAATGACAAACATGAAAGTCAAAAATGAAGAAGATATGCTTAGAGCTGAGGAACATTTCAAAAAACAATCTGAATCTAAAAAAGAAGAAGATAGATTGGCTAAATTAGCCAAATATCGCAATGAAATCAATACTAACGCAACCTATGAGAACAAGATGAATCTATTAGATTTAATGACAGAAGATACAACTACAGATATTAATAATATCAATACCCAAATTGCAGATTTAAATGTTCGTAAAAATAGAGCTGCAAAAGTATTTGATGACCAAATTAAACGTCTGCAACAACAATTGGCTAATAAAACCAAAGAAGCACAACGTACAGCTCCACAATTACAAAATACGCAACAACAAAATCAACAAACTGCCCCACAATTGCAGCCTCAAAGATAATACCTACCCTGTAAGGGTAGCAGCATTCTCAACCGTTCCTCTAACATACGGTTGAGATGCTGGTTTTGTTAATGTTGCTACCAAATCTCCAAGTGTCCCATCATCACCAGTATTCTTAGCAGTATTCCCAGTATTAGTAATCAATGCATCAAATTTTGATAACATTCCAACAATCAATTCATTCGTTAAAAATGTCTTTAAATCCTCTAATGCTACACTAATATCAGTATTATTAATTTTTTCCGATGGTAATGGACCAGTAGGCTGTTCAATATTGGTATTACCGTTATTAGGGTTAGTTAGCTTTGACCCTTCCAACGGTATAGAAGTGTCAGTAGATATAGGGGTTCCCAGTTTATCAATTAATGATGTAGTAGCATCAATATCATTAATTTTAGTAGGATTACCCATAAGTGTAGTAAATCCTTTTAATAATTCTTGAGTTTGTATATCAATAGAATCAGTTACTTGATTGGTATACATATCTAAATTATTAACATCTACCATACCGTGAATAGCATCACCTTTATCAGCTTCCGTTTGACCATCACCAGTGAAATAATCATATATTCCTTTAGCACCATAAGCAAATAATGCTACACCACCAGCAATTCCTAATGCTGCAAGGATTTCAGGTAATACTGCCGTTGCCGCTGCCCCTACACCAGCAGCTCCTACACCAGCAGCTCCTACTGCGGCTACACCACCTTCTGCTGCCGCTGCCCCACCAATACCAACCATTCCAGCAAAGTCTTTTAATTCTGATAGGAATGATAAAATGCTTTGTGCGGTTTCATTTAATGAGAAACTAGTAGATTGTTCTTTAGTTGTGTCAGTATTTGATTGTATATCTATAGGATTACCCATAATAGTAGTAAATCCAGCTAATAATGCTAATGTTTGATTATCAATAGAATTGGTTACTTGATTAGTATACATATCTAAATTATTAACATCAACAATACTAATATTACCCTCTTTAATAATAGTAGATTGTTCTTGAATCTTTTTACTATCTTCTACTGTTTTCATAACGTCAGGGATAGTAGCAGATTGTTTAGTATCATCCGAAACGGTGGCATTATTTTTCATGTTTTTAGCCAAATCATATGCAGATTGAACAACGGGTGACAATTTGTTACCCATTTGCATATATAATTCGGTCATTTTAACTTGATAATCAGTTAATGGTTTATCAGCATGTACTGGTATACCAGCTACCAATGTTGCCGCAAAAGATGAGGTTAATGTTTCTATTTTTTTATCAGTACCCGATGCGGTATCTGTAGATATTGTAGTATTTTCTTTTACTGCTGCCGTATTATCATCAATAGCTTTCTTAACATCATCTGGATTACCCATAATACTGGTAAATCCTTTTAATAAATCTAATGTTTGATTATTAATAGCATCAGTAGTTTGATTTGTATAAACATCTAAATTATTAACAGTTATTACAGAATTATTATTATTAATAGCATTTTTAACATCATCTGGATTACCCATAATACTGGTAAATCCTTTTAATAAATCTAATGTTTGATTATTAATAGCATCAGTAGTTTGATTTGTATAAACATCTAAATTATTAACAGTTATTACAGAATTATTATTAATAGCATTTTTAACATCATCTGGATTTCCCATAATACTGGTAAATCCTTTTAATAATTCTTGTGTCTGTGTATCAATAGCATCAGTAGTCTGATTTGTATAGATATCTAAATTATTAACATCCACAATACCATGAATAGCATCACCACGGTCTTCTTTTTTATCCCCCTCACCAAAGAAACTGTCATATAATCCTTTAGCACCATAGGCAAACAATGCAACACCCCCGGCAATCCCTAATGCTGCTAACAATTCTGGTAATAATGCTACTGCTGCCGCACCCATACCGGCAGTACCAGCGACTCCCGCCGCAGTTCCCGCAGCAGCAACGGCAGCTCCACCTTCGGCAACGGCAGCCGCACCACCGAACATTTTGGCTAATACCCCCAAATCTGCAACAACTGATAAAATACCTAATGCTGCAGTTCCTAATGCTAAAATATTAGAACCAACAATATTTTCGGTAAATGCCTTCCATTGTGCCGCTAATGATGATAAGTTTATAATAGTATCATTATATAAGGTATCTTTTTCTGTCGTCTTTTCTTCACTTTTTTTGTCCATTTGGCGAACAATAGCCTGTGTTAATGTTTCACCCTCTTTACGGTCTTTTTCGATTTTTGCCATATCCATTGTTGGATACTGTTTAACATATGCCGCAATAATATCTTTTTCACCACCACTATATTCTGCAATAGAGGTATCAAATTGATTAGCTAATTGTACCGACATAGCAGAATATTGTTGTACAGCAGCTTTATCACCACGAGCCTCAGCTTCTTTTGATAATTCAGTTAATCTAGCTTGTTCATCCTGATTTTGTTTAACCATCTTCAACAAGAATTCATTAAAAAACTCTTTTTCTTGGTCAGTACGCATTTGGGCAGGTTTATTTTCAATTTCCGTCATTTTAGAACGGTCTATATCAGAAATCTCAGATTTAACCCCCAATTCTTTAGCATAATAATCTAATATATTTTGAGTTTTTAATGTCGTTGCTACATTCGATATCATTTGTTGTGGTGACAAATTAGCACCAGCAGAAGCAGATGCTATAGCAAAGGCTTTTGCAGCCTCAGTAGACATATTCAAGGCACTGGCAAATTTAATGGTAGTCATAACCTCCATTTCTTGGGCAGTGCGTCGTTTTTTATCCATACCTGCAGAAACTTTCAAAAATTCGGCAGACCGTACCGTATTATTAAATATTTCTAATGTTTGTGTCTGACTGTAAATACCAGCATCAGATATCTTTTTAGCCTCATTTAATATATCTTTTAATTTTTTTTCATTTTCAGCACCACCCTTACCAGAAGTATCTAATACACCAAGGGATTGTTGAGTCTTCATCAATTCTACAAACTCTTTAGTACGCATCTCAGCATCAACACCAATAACATCCCTAAATGTTTTTGATGTATCTAATTGTTGTTTAGTAAAGTCATCAATACCACCTGACATATTCTGCCAAATAGCCTTAGAATCTCCTAATTTTTTTAATGCTGCTGAATCACCCTCTTGTAATTTTTGTGATGATACCCTATCTAATTTAATACCATTAAATAATGCCTGAGCCTCAGATGTTATATAATCCTTAGAACCTAATGCAATACTCTTTAATGCTGGTAATATACCTTCTCTCAATGAACCAGTAAATTGATTCAAAGCATTAGTCATACCCTCAGTACCACCAGCACCACCCTGCACCGCACCCTTACCAAAATTATAGATAAATTTACCAAAGATATTACTTTGTTCAGATAATTGTTTATCTATAATAGTAGAAAATGCTATCTGATGTTTCGTAAAAGTCTTATTAATGCTCTTACTAAACTTATCTAATGCTTCTATATTACCTTGATATGATTCTGTCAATTTATCAACAATATCACCACTTATAGAGGTTTTAGCCTCTTCAGGTGTTTTACCATCTACAATACTCTTAACATGAGCATTTAAAGCAGTATTGATATTTTTTACATATTCTGAACTATCTCCAACCTTTTCCGCAAATTGTTGAAATTTATCAATAATTAAAAAATTACTCTCATCAATGACTCCACCAGTACGTTCTAATGATAATAAAGCCTCCGCTAATGCCTTATTATAATCATGCAATCCTGGAATACCATTCTTCTGGAATTCTTTTGATATGTTTAATGATGTATCTTTAAATGCATCCCTAGCTAATTCATCAATGCTACCTTTTAATCCTTTCCATGATGAGGTCTTTTCATTTATTAAACTATCAATGGTTAATAATGAATTACCAAAGGTATCATATATGTTCTTATATAATTCTTGATTCTGGGTTTTGATTTGAGCATTAAGGTCAATCTTTCCAATTTGTAAATTAGTTAAATCATCTAATTGTTTTTTTAATTTTCCAGCAGCTTCTCCTAATGCAAGAGTATCACTAGCCAAAGCACCACTAATATTTCGGGCATCCTTAAACCGTTGGTCAGCCTCGGCATACTCTTTAGATAATATAGCCTTATTAAGCTCGTGTTGCCTTGTTGATGATTCCGAAGCAGCAATATTATTTCTTAGTGCACTATTCAATGCTCCCCAATTTCTATTAATATCAACACTTTTTTGTTTTAATTCTGATAATTGTGATGTATACTCTTTAACAGCCTTAGAGGATTCTGCTATATTCTTACTATTATTAGATACATAACTTTTAAAATCTTTTAAATAGGTAGATGATGATGAAATAGCATCTCCAAATCCTTTAACAGATTTGGTACTATTATCAATTTGTCTGGATGATTGTGATGATGATGTATTTAAATTATCAAATACTTCTGACAATACTGATGTAAAATTACTAGATTCCCTCGTAAATTGGAATAATGCAACTCTTAAACTATTTAGATATTGGTCATTCAATTCAGCCATCTTTTTTACCCTAATGATAATTTGTATCCTATATTTATAATATAAATACATCAAAAAATCATACCGTAATCATTTTGATATAAATATATTATCATGATTATATACAACCGTTAACGGAGCCTTAAAAATATGACTACACATTTAGATAAAATTGATGAAATGGTTTCGGCTATTGTCAATGAAGACCTTGTTCTAGCAGAATCAGTATTTCACGAGTATGTCACTAATAAACTATCTAAACTAATTGAATCTGATGAAGATGATGAAGAAGATTCTTTAGATGATGAAGAAAATAGTGAAGAAAATCAAGATGATGAAGATGAACTAGATGATGAAAATGAGTCTAGTGAAAATGATGATGAAAATCAAGATGATGAAGATGAACTAGATGATGAAAATGATTCTAGTGAAAAATCATCAAAAGATGAAGATGATGAAGATTATTAATTGATACTTAATAATTAAGATACTTTGAAAAAGCCCCTCCGTAGGAGGGGCTTTTTTTATACTATTTGATAATTGTAAATAATGAAGAATATAAAAACCCTTCTAACCATTATATTGATGGTTAGAAGGGTTAAAAATAGTTTGTTAAGATTTTACGTTAACCTTACCAATGTTGGTGCCAGACCATCCATATGTGTTTCTACTTTTTTCGGTAGAACTGCTACTTTCAATAGTTGGTATAATACCTTTATTCATATGTCGTCTTAAAACTTTTTCGGAAATATTATGTTCCTTACAAAATTTTTCAAATCCTCCTTTTATAATATGTAAATTGCCAGTGGGGTCTGTTAAGTGATATTCAATAGCAGACTTATTAGCGGCACCAATATTTTTATTTTTACATCCATCACTAATTTTCTTTTTATGTTCAACTGATAATGTTTTACCATAATTTGGATTATCAACCCCAAGTCTACCATACATAGACCCTCTTTTTTCTGTAGTATCATATTTTATTGGTTTCTTTGATTTATTGACTGTAACCTTATTATTAGTAATTGGATAATCTAATAATGGATTCATGGTATCTTTATCACATATAGATATTATTTTTAAAATAACATATTTAAATTTACACGTTTTTTTATGTCTATTATAACTACCTTGTGTAGATAATATGGTTCCACACACACCACACTCATATATTACCAAATTTTTTGGATGTTGGTTACAGTTTTCACCATGATATTCTTTAAAATTCATTTTGTGTGTAATTGTTCTGTTGCAATATTCACAATATGTTGAGGTTATATTTTGTGTACAATTCTTTCCATGATTTTTATATTGTGATTTATTTTCACATGATGTACCACATTCCTCACATATTTTATAAATGGTTGGTTTATATTCAGGATGTTTTTTACAATTATTTCCATGCCGTTTAGTGTATTCAGATTGTGTAGGACAGTCATAACCACACCATTCACATTTAATTGTAGTGGTAACATAATTTGGGTTACTTTTGCATTTTTCACCATGATATAAACTATAAAGTAATTTATTGGATTCTACCCCACAATGTTCACATGTTACATCTTTAACCGCAACATAATTTGGATGTTTTTTACATTTCACTCCATGGAATCGTTTTAATGCAGTTAAAGTTAACACATCTTGACCACAACAATCACAATGATATATTGGTGGAGTATAATCAGGATTCTTTAAACATTTAGCACCATGGTCTCTAGTATATAATAGTTTAGATGAACAATTGTGTCCGCAAAATTCACATGTTTTATAAAATACTTGTTTTACTTTATTGGGATTACTATTGCAGTTATCACCATGGTATCTTTTATATTCAGTTAAATCAGTAACATCATTATTACAAAAATCACAATGATATAACACTGGGTCATAATTGGGATTTTTAGGACATTTGTGACCATGATTTCTAGTATATTGAGATGGTAAAGTACATACCTTACCACAATGTTCGCATGATTTAATAAATGCTGGTACATAATTTGGTTTTTTTGGACAATTATCACCATGATGAGTTTTATATGATGCAGTATTGCCACAAATAACACCACAATGTTCACATTCTATTTGTGGTTGTACATAATTAGGATGTTTTTTACATTTAACATTATGGTATTTCGTAATAACAGATTTATCGGTAGAAGTATAATCACAATAATCACATGTATATATAGTTGATTTATGATTGGGGTTGTGTTTACAGTTGTCACCATGATATTTTATGAAATTAGATGGTGTGTTCATAGAGATATTACAATATTGACATGTTAATATCGTATTTTTATCTTGTACGAATGTCGAACTATTATTAGTTTTATTATACCAAGTATCAGAGGTTGCACATTTCATAATATCTAAAAACGCAGATTCATATTCATAGGCAGCAAAACCATCTAAATTGGTATCAATTCTTAAAATCTCAAATGCTACCAATCCTTCGGATTTAATAATATTATTAATTATTTTTGACGATGTATGATATCCGTCTGGTTGTAATAATTCTGATGGGTGACATTTTTTAGCATATCTACACCCAGCATACATTTTTGATGTGATAATATGACGAATTATATAAAAATATGGTGTTTTTGTATTAAGTTGAGTATACATAATATATATCCTATATGTTGTAACCTAAACATTAAGAATATATTGACGAATTGTAAATTATATGTAAAAATATACATAAATAGATTCATGCTAATCTTCCGAGTGTTTAAAGGTTGAAAAAAGGTTAGAGGATTGGTAACTGGTAATTACGCGAATCCATATCTATTTATATGTTTTATAATGTACATAATAAAAACCATCTTAACCATTTATTTTTATGGTTAAGATGGTTTATTATTATTGATGAATATTATTTTTTCAAAAAACTATTCATCCATTGTTTTAATTCAGTAACTAAATATTTTTGTGCAGATGAATCTTCTTGTATTTGTTCAGCTAATGTAAGAATATGGCGGCCTTTAATAGATGCTTCTAAACTTTCATAAATTGCAGTTGGGACAGCAGATGCACAACTTGGATTTAGGACAATATCCACAGAAATTAGTGAAAAATTTGACACGACTCCAGATTCATCTACCGAACCTGACCCTCTACTGGATACGCCCATACGCGAACCAGATTCTTTAATTAAAACTTTGGCGATTTTACCACATGGGGTATCTAAAATTTTGGCCTTACCAAATACTTGATTACCTTCCATTCTCAATTCGGTAACCATATGCGAAACACGGTCACTTGAGATTTGTAATGAATTACTATGGTCCAATTCGCCCCAAAAAATTTGATTATTCTTAATATTTTCCTGAACTTGTTTGACTGCATTAGTCATTTCTTCAAGCTGGTAAATCCTCCCATTCCTATTTTTTACCCCACTCTCCATAAAAATTCCACTGATATACATATCTTTACCATCAGTGGCAGATTCGGTAATAAATCCTGATTGGTCAGGTAACATATCTTCTACTAATAATTGTGTTTTCATTGTTTTAACCTATTTTAAAATATCAATACGGTATTTATTCTCTCTTTACCATCCTAATGATAATAACCATAACAACATCAATGGTTTTTAATCATCTTAATGGTATCATCCTAATGATAATAACCATAACAACATCAATGGTCTTTTAATCATCTTAATGGTTTCATCCTAATGATAATAACCATAACAACATCAATGGTCTTTTAATCATCTTAATGGTTTCATCCTAATGATAATAACCATAACAACATCAATGGTTTTAAATCATCTTAATGGTTTCATCATAATGATAATAACCAATATCATATTAATATTAATAATCCTAACCATCTTTACCCTTAAACAATGATAAATAATTGAATTCATATTATTCTTCACGGGAATTATCATAATGCAGAAAGATTTAAATAGATTATTAGAATTGGCAGGTATGCCGATAGATTGGAATATTATAGTAGAGGCTAAAGAGGATGTTTTAGGTCAGAAATTTGAAAAAGATATTATGACTGCATATAATAATGATAAATCTAATAAACCACAATTTAGTAATGCTGTAGATTTGGTAAAATATTTATCTGCTAATATTGGTAAAAAGTATATTGAATGGTTAATTAATCAGTATATTGGTCAACATTTCCATATGGGTGATATTCATGAATTGACTACTGATATTGCAGAATTTGAAAAATTGAAACAACGTGGTGTTATTGAGAAGACAGATTTATCACATTATAGTGTATTAGATTTAAAGCATGCTGTAACGCATGACCCTATGAAGACCAAATATGTGACTAATGAATTATGGTCAAATGCTAAATTAAAGGCTGAACAGGAAGAAGGTAATATTCATATTCTATTTGACACACCCAATTTTAAGGTTATTATTCCTAAGAACGAAGCTACCTCTATAGAATATGGTAGTGGTACTACATGGTGTGTTAGTGCTAAAGAATCAGAAAATAAATTTGATGATTATAATCATTCTGGACATTTATATATTATTAATGCTGGTAATCAAAAGTTCTGTATACATTTGGAACGTAACGAATTTCAAGATGAAAAAAATGTTAATATTGTTAATAAACCTGGTGATATTGAATATTTGTCAAAATTCCCACAGTACACAACATTTTTGAATATGTTAATTAAGAAATATTATCATCATGGGTAATTAATAATGTTAAATCTATATAAGTATCATGCCAATCCTGATAAATTGAATCAAACTGCATCCTCTGGAGAGGATGGGTTTAATATGGGAGTATTTTTAGGTAAGAAGATTATATTATCACCTAAA